CAATTCAAAAATGTCGGCACCCAAAGACACGGCCAAGTCGCCAATGGCTTCCGCCGTGGTGTTGTCAATCGGCGTAAGATTGACACCCAATATCTGCGCCAACTCACGCAACGGCACACCCAACTCTTGTGCCAGGGTTAACACCGACACATTCAGAACCCGCGACAAGTCACGTAACGTAGCCGCCAGGTCAAGAGCCTGAAGATAACGTTGCAATGCTTTGGTCTGTTCATCAATTGCGGTAACAATGGGATCAACGATTCCTGCGTTTTTGTCTTCTTCTTCTTTGATGAATTCAGGAACGTTTGCCGGGATCTTAACGCTGTTCAAAGCTGCCAGCACCATATCAAAAATGTCGGTATATTGTTGGCCGCTGGCGAACATGAACCGCGCTTCTTCCAACAGGGCTTGCGCAGCATCCGGTAACGCCGCTGCCGCCTCCACATCACCCGCCTGTGCTTTGGCAAGGATTTCATTGAATTGCTTTTGGGCTTCGGATAACTGTTCCGCCGGGGTCAGCGTTGTCAGATTTTCGTCCAGCAACAATTGTTGGGTGTAATCGTAAATGTCTTCCAGTGCGCGTTGCCACTCGGTGAACACGCTGTTGGCGACTTCTCTAGTTTCTTCTAGACCGTCGTTGATGGGGTCACCGTATGTGCTATCTTCCCCAAACAGTTGTTGTACCAGCGACAACACACTCAAGGTGAGTTCAGCCGCCATCCGTTTCAACTGCATATTAAAGGCACGGGTGATCATGGCGTATTCTTTCTGGGTGGCGTTCAACGCTTTGGCCGCGTCCATTGCTTCGTTGAAAGAGTTCTTCAGCGCACGCAATTGGCTGCTGTCACCGATGCCAATAAAGGCACCAACGATGTCGGCAAACTCGCGTGCCTGTGCCGCCAGGTCCTCGGTGCCTTCTTCCATCAAACTATAATACTCGTCCAGCACCGGGGCCAGTTCCAGCAACATCGCTATCTGTCTGCGGCCTTCTTCGGTCGTTGCGTCCAGCGTCATCATCAGATCAAAAATTGCATCACGTGTTTTCGGCAGCGTCAAGCCCACGCCTTCAAAGGCACGGGTGACTTGGTTCGTGATGAATTCCAGCTTCTGTTCTTCGCTGGCGAACAGGTCAAAGAAAGTGGTGAACATGCTGATGAAGTTTTCCACGCCGCCAGTGAGTTCAACCAAGCCCACCGCGATTTGCGCAAACAACTCAGGGTCAGCGGTATCAATAACGAAGCCCAAGGCATCGACCGCTTCCCGGAACACCTGTACCGACGTTGCCACCCGCACCAGGGTTTCACCCAGCCCTTCGCCCACCTTTTGAAATTGCCCAATGAACGGCACAACGTCTCCAGCCAAGTCATCAAAAATCTTTGAGAATACCGCTATAATTGCCTCTTGCTGTTCTTCACCGCTAAGTCCTTCGAGGCTGATTTTTGTCGTTGCTATTTCAAACTTCGATATGCGTTCCTCTATGAGGTCCAGCGGTAGCCCTAAAGCAACAGCCGCCTCCATTACGGTTTGCCCAATGGCGCCGAATACAAGCGCCAGTTGCGCGCCGATTTCATCCGGTAAACCTTGCGTTGTAGTGTGTTCTTTCCAGCCGCCAAGCCACCATTTTTTCGTCTTGTAATCTTGAAACGCCTGCACCAGAACTTCGTTCGACAAGTCGCCAAGCGTGCCACCGATTATTTGTATCCCTTGGTCTAATACCTTAGATTTACTGCCGATTATTTTTCCGAGTATCTTCCCGACAATGCTGCCAAATAACGCGCCAAGCACCGCGCCAATAGCCAAGCCGATCGGTCCACCAAGTATTGCGCCATAAACCGCGCCAGCATAAGCACCGAGACCACCGCCAGCAACAGCGCCAGCGGTTTCAAAATCAAAACCCTTGGGCAACCCACCGAAACTGGTATCGCCTACACCACCGCGCACCAATTGTGTTGACGCGCCACCCACCCCGGCTGTGAGACTTTGCAAGGCGTTGAGCATGCCCCGGTTTATACCGACTAGCTCTGTGGTTGCCTTCGCGGTAATTTCGGATGCGTTCAAAATAGATTCTGATTTGGCTTCGGCATCCCCTAGCACACTTCCCGTCCCTTGAGTTTCCTGCCGCGTGCGTTCTGCTACTGCGCTGCCGGATGCCCCGGTGGACACACCCATTGATCCGATCATTGCCGCCACACCCAGTGCACGCGGAATTGCTGACCAGACATCTCCACCGGCAAGTTGCTTAATGACCGCCTGAATACCCAGCGCAACATTCAATAATTGAATGACTGAATTCAGCATTAGCGCCTGGCGGGAATCTTCGTCGTAAGAATCGCGCAGACTTTCCAAGGTGGTCAACCAGCCGCGGGCGGCTTCCTCGAAAGAATCACCCCATTTCCCAGCGGCAAATTCCGCCTCATTCAATGCTTTCTGTAATCGATCCCAGCGTTCCGGGTCGATGTCCCCGTCAACATAAGCTTGGAACGCCTCGTTATAGGTGTCCTGCCAATCCTGCAATGCGCCCATGCTTGGAATCAGTGAACGTTCCAGCGCATTGAAAGCATTCTCCGCTTCCTCAAGCCCGTCAACGAATTCCATATTTGTTTCGAGAGTGGCTTTGATGGTGAAGTTCATTTCCCTCAGCTTGAACGCCTCTTCCCCGTAAGCTGCCAGGGCCAGCGCAGACTTGTCGAGTGCTTTGGCAAGCATTTCGTATTCTTTGGCATTAATAGCTTTTGCATCAAATGCCTTCTTCAGCAATACTTTCGCGGCCGCCAATGCTTTCACCGCTTTGCCGGTTGGGTCTAGGACGCCGCGCAAAGTTTCAAACGCCTTGGCTTCCTCCGGTGTCAACTGGATTAGCGCCGCCTCTGTGTCGAGCAATTCTAGCATTCCCGCATTGACGTCGTCCAAGGAACGGTCAACCCCACTGGCCAGTTCTACTATAGAGGCATTAACACCATCAACGAGCGCGAAGATCCCGGCCAACCTAGTTTCAAGTTCAGCGTTGAGTTCTGCACTGCTTTTGCGAGCGTCCTCTATTGCAGCATCCACTTCTTCCGTGTTAGTAGTATCAACACCCGTGTTAAGGAAATTCATACCGGCCATCGCATCGTCCCACCAGTCTTTCGGGGACATTTCGGACAGCCGTGTTAAGGCGTTGTCAATTGTATTGATGAACTGAATTATCCCGTATTCCGCTTTCAGGAATCCGGCCACCATCAGCAACACATACTTAGTGACCAGGAGAATAAATGTTGCTATAGCTTGCATGCCCCTTTGTAACGGTGTTAACCCTTCCGCGTCTACTTCCAGCAACACTTCAAGCAGGGACCTGAATGCAGGCACCAACGCCTGCCCCAAATCTTCTGACGCTTGGGTGAAATCACGGCGTAGGAAATCCATTTGGTCACTTGTAGAAAGTACAGCGTCGTCGGTGGCCTTGAGTGCGTCGCTCGCGTCTCGTGTGATCGCAATGAATAAAGCTTGCGCCCGTGCCGTCCGGGTAAGTTCTTCACCCACACCAATCAAGCCTTTCTCATAGGCAAGGGATTTCAACCGGGCTTGGGTTGCGTCGATACCGTACTTTTGCAACTGCTGGGAAGAACCGGCCAGGGCAGATTGGATATCCTTGAGTACGACGTCCGCCTTAGTCTTGTTGAAAGTCGCGATAGCGCCGGACATCTTGACAGCCTCAACCGAGAAGTTCGCGGCTTCCTCACGTGCCATCCCCATTGGGACAAGCACCGTCTGAATACCGGACGCAAGTTCACGGGCTTGTGAAACTGTGATGGGGATCGTTTTGGTCAGTGCTATCAGCTCGTTGTTAACCTTCTCCACCGACCCGCGGAACACCATTTGAAACTTATTGGCAGTCTCTTCTACCGCTATGCCGAGTCGCAAAGAATTGGCCGCCAATCCGGTCATGGCAACAATGGACCACTTGATAGTCTTACCCAGGATCTTTCCATACCGTTCGGCAGACTTTGCTAGTCGCGCTTGAGCGTCGGCAGATTTCTCCGATGTTTTGCCTAAATCGTCAACAGCACCTTCAGCGTCATTCGCGGCTTCCGTCAGGTTCTCAAGATCCTTGGTGGCCTTGATAGCGCCCGTGCTGTCGACCGAAAATCCTAGCTGTGCAAGATCAACTGACATCACTTACTCCTTTTGCGATCCGACTCTTCCTTCTCACGGTCACTCCGCGCTTTGCGTTCGTCGGCGATCGCGGCCATCCATGCATTATCCATTTGGATCAACCAACCAATTTCTTCCGGTGACACAAACTTTCCAAACAACGAAATCCAAGCACAAATTTCGCTATAAGAAATCGGAGCCAGGTTATCAAACCCCGGTGGACGGCGTGTGTTAAGTTCCCACCACCATTTCCAAACATGATCCCCGCATTCGGGGACAGCGGGTTGCTCCGGCGTCTCAGCCCCGGCCTGTTCGTTATACTCTTTACGAGTAACTTCAACAGGACCGCCTCTGGCAGCAACCTTATGTCCCCAATTGAGTTCATAGCGGGCATGCCACGCCAGGCAATCGCCTAGCTGTTCTCCGATCTCGATAAAAAATCGTCAAGGCTTCCAATCTCCTCGTCAATGAATGATTTCAAATGGTAACTCAAAGTCTCATCATTCAGTAGCGTCTTGAGTTCCCGCTTCGTGAAAGCTGGTCGCCCGGCTTCTTCGTCGACGCCATTTTCCCATTTCCACCCGGCGACGTGTGCAATCCGCAACGTGTCTTCATGCGCCGTCACCAGGGCTTGATACTGACTGGTCTTTCTTTTCAGTGTCAAGTCACGAATCTTGGCTTGGAATCTACGCATCACTTCCTGCACTTCCTGTGCGGATTCGTGACGCAATTCAAAGAACCAACCCGTTGATGTTCCTGCCGGTTTGAATTCTACTTCCCGGTTGACGGTCTGCACTGCATTTTTGATTTCATTTAAGTTCATTTCATTTTCCTCATTACGTTAAAAGGTTCCCGGTCCTGATGAACCGGGAACAATACTCAGCACCCGTTATACTGAGGTTGCTTCTACAACTTCAGGCGGCTGTTGGAGCCCAAGCGTGAAAATGACATGCTTGAAATCTTCGTTGCCGCCCTTGGTGCGTTGCGGACCCGTTACCAGACCGCGATTGTATTCTTCGCTGCCATCGGCCCATTGAAACAAGAACGCATACGAGCTGGTGTTATCGTATGCCGCAGCAGCCACCATCAAATCCATTCCCGCTGATGCGGTATCCTGGAATTCGACATTCGGATCGCCCGCATTCGCTTCACCCTTGCCTTTGCAAACCACCGGGCGATCCCACGTGCTGTCGCTAACGACATTCTGTGTGATACCCGTTGGGTCACTGGTTACAAGGTTCGGGATTTCCGTATAGCTCAATCCCAGGAATTCTGACAGCGTCAGATCAAGATTGGTGGCAGTCGTCGAAATCGAAAACGTACCTCCAAAGTTTGTTGCACCACAACTTGCCATGATTAAATCCTCCAGTTAATAAAAAATGGTTTCGCGAAACCCATTTCAGGGGCATCATTCATTTATGTTAAGCCTTTATACGGTATCGTAACCGGAATAAAAAGCTTGCTGGAATCTTCAACTACAACAGGTGACTGCCAAGGACGCTTGCGCACCCGTACAGGCCCAAGTTGAGATCCTTTTGGGAAGAACGCAATCAAAGCGTCGGCCAGCTCCGACGGCTCAATAACACCCTGTCCCGGTCGAAAATAAACTAATATTTGTACAAAGCCGCGGGTATCAACGCATGAATCATTGTCCCACGCAATATCATTCGGCTCATTAGGAAAGACACTCGGCAGCAACCACATACCCGTCTGCGGCGGATCATTTTGGACGCCAGGATAAAGGATGGCTGGCTGCGGTACATACACGAACGTCTCCAGCAACTGGAATGCCGTTTCTGTAATGTCGGTGGTGCTCATGCAACCTCCCTGAAGATGCTGTAATTATACGCTAAATCCCCAATCCACTTTTTCAACACTGTGCCGTCGTCTGGTGACCCAAAATTCTTGCGGTGCCCGACACCGATACCTGGTCGTCCTGGCAAGCCTTTTATCCCCACTACATTTGCGCTATTAAGCAACCGTTTGGTGCCTGTGTACCTTTGCCAAAGCAAGAAGTCGATACGGGTGCTAAAAGCCTTACAGGTGGCTTTAAACGCATCTAGCGCCTTTCCTCTTGCCCCGGTTGAGCAAAGCGATGCGTGGCGCGTTCCGGGCAACACACGATAGCGATTTTCTGCAACGTTATAATATCTCGAAACCTTTTCGCCCACCAGGTCTGAATTCTCAAGAGCTTGTACCAAATTCAAAACGTGCCCCGGCAAATAAACGTCGTCGTCCTCTAGCACCAAAACAGCAGCGTCATCCGGCACGTGCCCCAATCCCGCCGCCAGGCTTATCGCTTGAGTATTCATTCCGGGCTCCCACAGCCAATCAGGATGAATGAACTCAACCCGGATACCGTTGCGCATTTTTGGCACGTGTGAAAACGGATAACAATCGTCGACAATAATCCAAGTCAGTTCACCGCAATATGTTTGCTCGTTGAGATATTCGGCAAGCAACGCCAACCCTTCGGATCTGTTCCCTGTGGGTGTGAGTGCGTAAACGTTCACAAAGCAACCCCCAGCAACTGATCGACGGTATCTTCGACCCGATGATGCTTGATAACGTGATCTCGCAGCGTTTTTGATTCCATTGCCGATTCAATCGCCTGGCGCACATTCTCAACCGTCGGTGCGGTGCCGCCACGCCCGGAATAATTGCGGGTCATCGCGCTTTCAATATCCAAGTCCATCAATGGGCCTTGATACGCGCTGCGATGGTCACACAGCACCACCGGCACGTCACACGACATCGCTTCCAGCGCGGCACGGCCGGTTGCCAGTACACAGCCGGATTTTTGCAACACGTTACGCACGGCATTTTCGTTCTGATCGCGCAAATGGTGGTAAGGCATTTCCATCGCTTGTGCGATGTTGCGCACGAACGGCAACCCGGCGCGATAGCTGAAGCGAGTCAGATTGATTCGCAAAGGCCATTGCCCTGGCGACCAGAACGCGGTGTCGATAGGTTGACGAATAATCGGCCCTTCGCCGTGCCAGTGGTCGCGGATTTCTTCGGAAGTGAAGACCGTCAAATCGTTTGTGGCGGGCTTTTCTGCCGGGATGATACCGTGGCATATGTTTAAGGTTTTACGACACCACGCGAACGCTCGTGATGTGTCAGACGCGTTGGCGATTATACCCAAGTCGAACCCGCCGACCGGGATGCCTTGTTCCGGCCCCCATGTCGTCACATCGTATCCGCGCAACGTCAGTTCATTCGCCACCGTACGACACCACGATTGAACGCCGCCGATCGGTCGGCTACCGTGCGGTGCGTGCTTGGCGGCGAGTAGGATTCTCATGCCGTATTATCCGCGTTCATCGTCACACGTTTCGTGTGCTCGGTTCCTGCTACCGGATTCCCGGTTCCGTCATCCAGCGCGACGGTAATATCGACAACCGCTGTCAAATATTCGCCGGGGTAATTTGCATCTGCGTCGAGGTCGATCGTCGCGTTATACAAATCAATCCACACGCCGGGATTCGGCCCTGTATATTTCCACGAAAGCCGACCAGTGTCGCCAGAAACATTTTCATATTTCACAATAAACGGTGAAGGGAATGATAATGTAACGCACCTCCAGTCAATGACATGGGCAAACGCTTCGCCGGTGTCTCCGGGAGGGACATTGTAAAAGCACGATGAATCATAAGGTTCCACGGTTAACCCATTTGAGCCGGGGTAAAAGTACAGAAAGCAATATGCGCTCTGATTGTTCGAGGTCGTTTGCGGATTGCTGCAAGTTGCTGTAAATGGACTAGCACTCCAGACAATCGCGTCGAATCCCATAACGGCAGGAAGAACAGTACACCGCCGGAAATGACAGCCGGATGTGCCCGCGTTGGTTCCATCAGAATACAAGCCGCAGCGGGTTTCTGTATTGAACGCGCTGTCGGTATAAGTGACTTGAATCGGTTCGATGGCGATGCCGGGGTTGCCTTCGTCGATGTCATATGCTCCGGTGATATTGTCGCCTACAAATTCCAAGCGCATAGCCTTGAATTGCGACCAAGCAAGTGGGCCGTATCCGGTCATCGTATAAGTGGCAACGGTGGTTGGCGTCCCGGCCAACATTTTGATCAAACTCAATACCGGGTTCGCCGTCAGTATGCCGTCCGCTTGCAATAGCCAAAAGTTTTCTGAATCCTGAACGCGCCCAAGGATTCCAAAACCACCCTCGCCGCCGAAGCCATAGTCCACTCCGACACCGAACGAAAAGTCAGTAATCAAGGTATCCAGAACACTGATGGCACCGGGGAAAGCGGTCGTTCCGTCAACGGTTGCATAAACGTTATTTGATGCAATGCGAAATTGCCCGGCATCGTAATTTGATTCGGCTTGGTATAAGTCAATCCAAGGTGTTGTTCCAGTGGATGTATAGGGGTTGCGATACAGGTTCGGCGTGTGCGTGTTCAAAGCGCGATTTGTGTCGGTGAACTCATCACGCAAAATGGTTTCCTTATAACCACGATAAGCGTAAAAGGTGACGGGTTTCGTAACAATGGTTCCGGTTATGGGGTTGCCTGCGCCGTCGCCTTCAGCAATGGAAATATTTATCAGTGCGGAAACCGCCAAGCCATTTTTGCGGCTGTCATCGACTTCGATTCTCCAATAAGTATTGTAATCCCACCACTGTCCAAACCGGGTTGCATTTCCATTGATGTAATTATTATCGGCAACGCCGGTTGTAGAAATAATGTCTGCCTTGAAAACGATTTGGCCGTAGGATACGAAATCGCCGTAAAATGGCGGGTATACCAGCCATGGATAACCCGGAAGGGTGCCATAATAATATGCCCCGTCCAAATATTGAAGTTCAAATTGAGCAACCGCAAAACCAGAAACGGGCCAATTATCTGCGATGGTATAAAAGCAATAAGCCGGGGTCGCCCAACTTTCCAGCAGGGCGGCTATCGGCGATTTGATCAGCATCTGTGTCATGTTACCAACTCGTCCAAATTACATAACCGATAAAGGTGACTTTCAACCATTGACCGGCGGCAGTTGAACCGACGCCATTCACGTCAATGGTGATCACTGAACCTGTGTTCAAAATCGTATAAGGCGTGACCGGATTCCCCGCGGTTGATTCACTGGTCAACGTGCCGTCTGGGATGATCAAGCCACCACTTTGTAAAACGGAATATCCACCTTCCTGAATATCCAGCACGATGTCGGCACCGGTCGGGGCAACGAACACTTCGGCCCGTGCGTCCAATAGTACGAATGAGTACGGCATTGGGAAATACTCAACAACATCCTCAACGACGAGGTCCACACCTTTGCCGGTGCAACCGACGACGAACGCTTTCAATTCAGCATCTTCAATCGCACCTGCGACTATGGCAAAGTTCGTGTTGACCGTTTGAAACGCTGTCCGACCAGGATCGCCGGTGTTATCACCTGGCGCTGAGCCGACATTGACGGCGGTAAGTGTTAACGGCATTTCATCGCTCCAATACGTTGAAGTTGACAGTTCGGCTTTGCTTGCGGCCCGCTGTCATGGTTATCTGTACGGTGACCGCGCTGTCCGCACCTGTAGCGCCACCACTGACCCGGAAGGTGACGAGACCCTGTGGCGTTGAAGTCAGCAGCGCCCCGGTCACACCAACCGCGCTGACGTTGGCAGCGGATAAGCTGTCGGTCGTTCCGACCACCGCGGTCATATCAAGCGTGATGTCGTTGATATCGTCCGGGTCGTGTGGCAGCGTCAACCCCTGCTTCCATGTGACTGTTGTATGAGTTACCATGAATTTCCCCGCGCATTGCGCACTATGATATTGATACTGTCGGAAGGAACTTCCACGTTGACGACGTCCGATTCGACCACTATATTGATCACCGGCTGGCCATATACCGTCTGCAAGAAGGACAGTACATCCGTGTTTTCCGATGCTGCCAAGTCACCAAAAATCAGCCCAGCCCCAACGAAAGCCATTTGGTCGGGCAGTTCACTGGTGGCAACGTCACCAACGACAAGCACAACACCCGTCGCGTTGGCTGTGTCTTGAGCCTCTGTCGCAGCCAAGTCACCTGTCGTTATGTCAGTGAGCTGGCCAGCAATAGACGCCGTATCCTGAGCCTCTGTCGCAACCAAATCACCCAGCACGTAAACGTTGCCAATCAGCGCCGCAACATCCACGATCTCTGTGACCGCCAGATTGCCGATAACCGCGAAGCCACCATTGAACGCCGCGATATCTGGTTGCTCTGTTAAAATGGCGTCTCCAGCAATCGCAACCACACCTGTTACAACAGCGCTGTCGGCAGCTTCCGTAGCAACTAAATCACCAGCAACCTTGATAACCCCGGCAATGGCCGCGCTGTCCTGGCTTTCCGTGACGGCTAAAGCACCGAGGATACCGCTACTTCCATTCAGCGCGGCAACGTCCTGGTCCTCTGTCGCTGCCAAATCGCCTTGGACAACCACCTTGCCCGCAAGGACCGCGGTATCCTGTTGTTCCGTGGTTGCCAGGGTACCGGTCACCAGTACCACGCCAGACACCACCGGGACGTCTGGGCTTTCCGTTACCGCAACGCTGCCAACGACCGGTACAACGCCAGCCAAGGCGGCTATATCGCTGCCCTCTGTAACAGCAAGATCACCGGCTACCGAAAACGTCCCCGAGAAGAACACTATGTCCGCTGTTTCTGTCGCTGCCAGATCACCTTGGACGGCTACCTTGCCTGTGAGGGCAGCGGTGTCGGGTGTTTCACTTGTGACCAGTGAACCGGCAACTACCGCCTGTCCAGCCAGCGCCGCCGCGTCAGGGGTTTCCGTGGCCGCTAGATCCGCCTTGGTGATAACCAACCCGGCGGCAGCGAACGTGTCAGGTGTTTCGGCAGCAGCCAAATCTCCAGCCACAATCACTTGACCAGCTGCAGCCACCACATCAGCAGATTCTGTAACTGCCAAATCGCCAGCCACAGTAATCGCGCCGGTGGCATCCACTGAATCTGGTTGTTCAGTAGTGCCAAGCGTCCCGGAAATAATAACGTCACCAACCACGGCCAACGTGTCTTGCCCTTCCGTGGTATCTAGGTCACCAGCAACCACCACCTGACCAGTAATGGCCGCGGTGTCCTGTCCTTCTGTGACGGCAAGGTCTCCCACGATTTGCGAAGCGCCTGTGAAGGCGGCGGCGTCCTGGGTTTCGGTTGCGTCAATATTACCGGAAACAATAAGACTGCCATCGGCGGCAAACGTGTCGGTCTGCTCGGTGGCAACCATGTCACCTTGAACTACAATGTCACCCAGTACGGCGATCGTGTCTACTGGTTCAGTGGCAGCAAGGTTGCCCGTAACAATCACATCACCGTCGACCACAACAGTGTCGGGTTGTTCGGTGGCATCAAGTGTACCGTTCGTCGGTAGTACGCCCGCAGCCGCAAGGGTGTCGGATGTTTCAGTTACTGCCAAGTCGCCTGCAATAACAACAACCCCGGCTGCTGCCAAGACGTCGGGTGTTTCAGTTGCAGCGATATCACCCTGTACGGCCACCGCACCAGCAACTGCAAGGACGTCTGGTTGCTCGGTGGCATCTACGTCCCCACTGACCAGGATTTCACCGTTGGCGGAGAAGGTGTCTGTGCCTTCGGTAACCGCTAAGTCACCGGTGTTGGGTAAGTCGCCATCAGCGGCAAAGGTGTCCGTGACTTCCGTAGAAGCCAAATCACCTTGAACCAGGACCGCACCAGCAACAGCTGCCGTGTCTACTGCTTCTGTCGTGTCAAGCGATCCTTGGACAAGCACAATGCCAGCCGCGGCCAGCACATCGGGATTTTCAGAAACAGCCAGATCACCCTGAACCAGCACCACACCCGCAGCGACCAGCGCATCCGCGCTTTCCGTAACAGCTAGATCACCGGTAGTTATAACCAGCCCGTCGAGACTTGCCGTGTCCTGGGTTTCCGTTACCGCCAGATCGCCCGCAACGATGACGTCACCGGTGAACGCTGCCGTGTCATTGTTTTCCGTAGTACTTAAATCGCCCTGGACAATAACCTGACCGGCAAAGGCTGCGCTGTCCGTGGCCTCGGATACTGCCAAGTCGCCCTGAATGAAAACGTCGCCCGTTGCCGCCAGGGTATCCGCTGCTTCTGTTACCGCCAGGGTACCGTGAATTGCCCCATCAGCTAGGGTCAGCGCGGCAAGCGGGCTGGGTTTCGGCGGTTGCCTCCAATATGGGCGAAATACAGACATCGGCTTTTAGCTTTCAGACTCAAACACGATGTAACCGCCGAACGTGACAGAATCGGTCGGTGTCGTTGCCAATTCCAGCGTCATGCGTCGTGACGGCGCTACCACCGGGCGCGTTTCGGGTGTCCAGATCATCTGGAACGGAATGCGAACATTCCAATACCACGCATAATGTTGGACAATAGTCCCCGCTGTGGCTTTCGTCGTGTTGGTGTCCTTCAATGTGCCACCGAACGCGGTATCACCGAACATTCGCGGAATAGCCGTCATGGTATTGCCGCCTGAACCGGTAGTGGTTTGCCCTTGTTTTAACAATAACAAAAGCATTTCTTCTTCCGCGTCTTTGATTTCAAGCAACTGGCTGATGCCGATTTCATGCACGATGACAGTTGCCGTTGACGGCGCAACCAATTCGATCAAATCCACTTGGACAGTTTCGGCCTGCCCGTTGAATGATGCCGTGTATATTCTGCCCATGTTGTTACCTCACTAGGAAGGGCGCGTATCGTTGCGCCGGGTTATAAATAAATGCTTTGCCGGTTGCAATACTTATGATATTCACAAACGGCCCAACTTCGGTGTAACTGTCCAGTATCACTAGCCGGAACTGTAGTCTGTCACTAGCGGTTAAATCCGCAGCAACCAACTCTATTGTAAATTCATATTCTGCTTCATCTGTACCCGTAAAGGTGGTCGAGCCTGCCAACCCATCCTCACAAACGCCGTTGTTGTTTGTTACAAACGTCCCCCCGCCTATCTGCTGAGTAGTATCTGCACCGTCTGTTAGATTCGTGCTATTGAATGCTTTGGCAAGAGACGAACTGGTTGTGATGTTAGTCCATACAGGGTTGGGTGATGAACCTATTTTTCCTGATTGACCTACAGCTACATATAATCCGTTACCGTAAGTAACACCGTAAACATCATCCGAACCAAAACTAGGAGTAGTAGCCTGTGTCCACACATCACCATCAGTGCTGTAAGCTATCTTTCCTGAAAGACTTACAGCTACATATAGCCCATTACTGTAAGTAACACCGCGAATAGTATCCGTACCAAAACTAGGTGTAGTGGCTTGCGTCCAAGCATCTCCGTCGGTGCTATAGCCTATTGTTCCTGAGCCACCTACCGCTACATATAAACCATTACCGTAAGTAACACCTCGAATAGCAGTCGTACTAAAACTAGGGGTGGCAGCTTGAGTCCAAGCGTCGCCATCAGTGCTATAAGCTATTTTTCCTGAAAGACCTACTGCTACGTATAAGCCATTACCGTATGTGACACCGTAAATAGCAGTTGTAGCAAAACTGGGAGTAGTGGCTTGGGTCCACGTATCTCCGTCGGTGCTATAAGCTATTTTTCCTGAAGCATCTACTGCCACGAATAGTCCATTACCGTAAGTGACACCGTAAATAGCAGTCGTACCAAAACTAGGGGTAGCGGCTTGTGTCCATGTATCCCCATTAGAGCTATAAGCTATTTTTCCTGAAGCACCTGCAGCTACGAATAGTCCGTTACCGTAAGTAACACCGTAAACACCAGACGTACTAAAACTTGGTGTAGCTGCTTGTGTCCACGTATCTCCGTCGGTGCTGTAACCTATTTTTCCTGCAGTACTTACCGCTACGTATAATCCGTTGCCGTAAGTAACACCGTAAATAGTAACCCCAGAAAAACTGGGGGTAGCAGCTTGAGTCCATGTAGCAGGGTCTTGATCAATCCCCACTTCAAGTTGAGGCGCAATGCTGCTTCCCTCATCCCCTAAATTTTGTACCAGAAAACGTAGTCGCTTTTGAACGTTCCCCGCACCGATATTTAATGTTAGAGCCGCATCTGCACTGGCTATTTTTCCTGTGTCACCTACAGCTACGTATAATCCATTAGCGTAAGTAACACCGCGAACAATAGTCGTACCAAAACTTGGGGTAGTGGCTTGTGTCCAACTATCCCCGTCTGAGCTATAAGCAATCTTTCCTGAAGCACCTACTGCTACATATAAGCCATTACTGTAAGTAACACCATAAATAGAAGTCGTACTAAAGCTAGGCGTTGTAGCTTGTGTCCATGCATCTCCGTCTGTGCTGTAAGCAATCTTGCCTGTGAAACCTACTGCTACATATAATCCATTGCCATAAGTGACACCTAAAACAGTAGTCCCACCAAAGCTGGGGGTAGCAGCTTGTGTCCATGTATCTCCATCTGAGCTATAAGCGATTTTTCCTGAAAGACCTACTGCTACAAATAATCCATTACCATAAGTGACACCGCGAATAGTATCCGTACCAAAACTTGGGGTGGTGGATTGAGTCCAACTATCCCCGTCTGAGCTATAAGCAATCTTTCCTGAAGCACCTACGGCTACATATAATCCGTTACCGTAAGTAACACCGTAAATAGTAGTCGTACTAAAGCTAGGCGTTGTAGCTTGTGTCCATGTATCTCCATCTGTGCTATAAGCGATTTTTCCTGAAAAAGCTACTGCTACATATAACCCGTTGCCGTAAGTGACACCGTTAATAGCAGTCGTGCTAAAACTTGGGGTGGCAGCTTGTGTCCAAGCGTCGCCATCAGTGCTATAAGCTATTTTTCCAGCGAAGGATACTGCTACATACAGTCCATTGCCGTAAGTGACACCTTGAATATGATCTGTACCAAAGCTGGGGGTAGCAGCTTGCGTCCACACGTCTGGAATATCGCCAGTTATAAAAGTTGCTGCGCTCTCCGTTCCATCGTCATCACGCCAGTGGAAATCTGCCTGATCGTAAAATGCTGGAGTGAGTACCGAGTAATCAATTTCCAGTTCAAAGGCATCAATGTCGATGTAGAAACCATCACCACCTTTGGTCCTGCTGTAAGCAGTCTGGTCGAGCGTTACTGTAGCCGCATCGTATTCTGCTTTGGTAAAACCAGTGCCTACTGCAATCGTGCGATTTGCGAATCCCGCATTGTTGTCCGTGGTTGCAACCCAGTTTATGTCGTAGGTACTGCCCCCAACGGACAGGCGAAATTGCCACGTTCCTGTATCATCATTATTGGCAGGACAAACCAACCGCGCCCGTACCCGAAACGTGGCTGAACTAACAGAAGTCGGTGTTTCTGTTAAATCGGTAAGTGCCCAAGTTGCTGTGCCCGTCTGTTCATTAATACCTGTGGTATTAACAGAGCCATCAGCATCTGCTACTAACCCATTCGTTCCACCATCATCTATCAGCGTATAGGTATTAGTGCTGAGTATGGTAGCTGGGGAAGCGTTTGCACTGGGGACTAGGTATGCGACAGTCATTACTTCCCGCCTTTACAATCACAGGTGTATGAGGGCCAAGTCTTGCAATCATGCTTCACTTCATTGAAGGGCCAAACAAATTTTTCATACAACGGAATCACGTCTGCCTGGTATTCAGGGCTTGCGATAACCGTATCCCAGTCCTGCCCGTACTGGCGCATTAAGCCGCACACCCAGACACGATCCGGCATGGTATTGGTTTCCAGATACTTGCATTGCTGCCCGTTAAACACGCAGCAAATCGACACTGAATTACCAGAACACATGGTCATCAGATTATCCTATTGGATCATCAGTGCCCGGACCCGCTATCAGTCCAAGTGACGTTGCATAATTGGTCAGTATCGAATAGACCGATTGAACATCAGTCTTGAAGTTCGCAGGCCAATCTGCAAAGTTACCCACCGCAAAAGAAGTGTTGATGACATTGCCATCAGCATCAAAAGATTGCACCTCAAAATGGACATAGATTCCATCAGTATCCACCTCCATACCTGTATCACCGACATTTCGCTTTTGAGGTACTTCAAATCTGAATCGCCAGATAGCCTGTTCGGTTATCGTTTTGACTTCTGGAGTGGTTAATGTTCTTGCCATGATTTACTCCTTATCAGGTCGCAAGGAAGCGTCCACCCATTGCTGAGTGGACACTTTGTGGAATTCAATCCCGCCGATCGGCATTACCTTACCCGTGCGTGATGGTAGCTGAGTTGATGGTCACCGTCTGGCCCGCAGTGATGGACAGCGAGTCCAGGATCACATCCGCAGCAGCCAAGCCAACCGTCAAACCGGTGACGATATTGGAAGCCGCGCCATCGGTGATCCTGGCTTCCGCTGCCGTACCAGTATTATCAGCATTGGTATCCGACTGAGGCATGGTGAACGTCAACACACCAGCAGCCGCGCCAGGTGCGACCGGGTTAGCGAGCGGAATGGTGGCGAGCACTTGAGCGAAACCGGTATCACCGATCTCAAGTTCAGCGGTCGCGCCTAATGCTGTAGTGACCGCATCAAGACGGGTGTTCTTCAAAGTTGCAATGTAAACAACAGACATTTTGTATTACTCCTGTATGTGATTTAAAAATTGATCAATCGTCATGCGTTCAAAACATTTAAGCGCGGTCGCTCTACTTAAATTCACAACCCGGACTCCGCGCTGTTCCAAGTCCTGTGCCGTCCTAGTCATGAGCCGTGGCCACGCTAAAATTCCACCAGCGTTTGCCATGTTGGTGCGCCTGCCATCACTTTCCATTTTTGGATGGTCGGCATGGAAGTGGGCCTTTGCTGCAGTGCGTTGTTGATCGAAGCCGAGTAGGGCGATGTTCTTTGCGCCCTGGTCTACCGCGTACTGGATCGCCATATGACCGGAATTTCCCCCGGTACGCGCCCAACCTTGCCCACGCCACATTTCAATGCCTGGCGCTTTGTGGGTGCGACTTACGCGCTTGCCTTTATACCAAGTTGCCTTTACCGCGTAATGCCGCCACCAAACCGAGTCGGCAGCGAACAGATAGCCAGCCCACGGTGCGAAGAACACAGCGCAGTTGACTGCGACCGCATCGACCTGGCCGCGCAATGCTTCAACGTCATCACGAATGAGTGACGGTCCACACGCAATAATAGCCCACCAGTTAGCCAATAGTCTTCTCCGCTTTCTTAAGTGCTTTCGCCACTGTTACATCCCACTGTTCAATCGCGCCGCGCATAAAGCCGTCGTACGCTTCCCGGTATTTTGCGTAATGGGCGGTCCAGCCAATGTATAAAGTTTCACCCCTGTATGGGTCCCACTTCAAAAGCGTAACCCCAACAGGTTCCCCCACATACTTGCCTATCGCAAATTTCTCTTTCCCTGGGTTGTCCGATTGACCGCTGGGGATATTCCCTACCGCTGCCAGGATGCTAGCTCGTAAGAACCCGGTGTCAACGCGCATCCTTCCATTCCCGCCCTCCAATGCACTTTGCAATATCGCTTCCGGGCTGGCATCGGATTTGATTGCCACACGTTGCGCTTTAGATACCGTCTCCTGGACTGATTCCCTGACAACTGCCCGAAACCGCGCTTCAACCTTCCGCGTGAATGCTTCCACTTGTTGACTAAATTTGTTCATTAATTCGTTGTGTTCCTTTTGCTATGAATAGCGCTTCGTAGTACCAGTCAAAGCTCTTTAATTTTTCAATAGGAACATGTTTCCTTAACATGTCCAATTGCTCTTGCGCGTCTGGCAAAATAGGCGGTCTGCAAAGTTGTTGAGCGTTTAAAAACACCTTGTCAATGTTATCTGGCTGTATCATTTCAAATTACCCACTATTACGTCAATCATTTCCGCGATTTCTGGACGGATTTTTACGAGTCCTTTTCTATCCATTGCCCAAAGAACAAAATGTTCTGCGAAAAATTCTTCAGAATTCGTTTCTCCATAAACTGTGAGAGATTTCATTCCGGAACCAGTAAAATCAAGATATTTGCGTGGGACAGTCGCCTTGAAATGAATCTGATGCCCTAGTTCATGTAACCACGCAGACAGGGGCGTATATCCTCCCGCGTTGTCTTGTTTGAAATTAAAGTTTCTCTTGACATCGCGTAAAGTTTGGGCAAGACCCTCAATGATCGATCCTTTAGATTGAACTATTATGAAATCCCAGCCTGGATCGGTTAACCCTCCAACATTTTTTGGAATGTCAAGAAGTTCCATTCGCAAAGGAGAATTGTTCAAATATTTTTCTGTCCATAAAACAACTTGTTTTGTATTTTCTTCAATTGATTTTATTTCGTCGAAAAATACAGTCCCAATTTTTCTTTGAGAAACGAAATCTGAAATAGTAGCCAATCGTTCTTTCACTCCTGGTATTTCTCCGAGAGCGTCAAAGATTTGATCCACTGTCTCTGAACTGGTGCTGCCAAGTCTAAACGCAGGCACGTACGCAGATGCCTGTTCAGCAGTTGCGGGCACTTCAACCGCGAAGAAGTCAATCTTGTTTTCGATGTAGCAGCGGCAATTGATAACCTCACTGGCCTCGTCACTGTCGCCAGGGTACTGTAGCGAGAATTTTGTCACAGGGTTAGTGAATGCTTCACCCAGCTTCTTCACTTCACCACTCATTGCCAGGTGCCCAGGACGTTCGTTCTTACTAAAACTATGTCGCCATATTTTCGTGATGGCGTTTGCTGGCGCTAAACCTTCATCAACCACCTGGTGCATCGCGGCATCATTCGCGGCATTGATCGCCTTCAGCGTTTCTGTGCGCGCAATGTTATCGCCGCGGTGCTTGAGCATGCGATTCTCATAACGCTGAACGATCCGGTTGCGCACAGCTTCCGGTAACGGCACGCCACTGTCAAATGACTTGCGAACCATTTTATCAAAACGCTTATCCCTCAAAGCACGATCAAAATAGCGCTCATTGAATTCAACCAGGTCGTCAGCCATATTCAAAACATAATCGGCCTGTTGCCCTGTCAGCCCAATCACACCGCCAGAACGTTTGCCATTCTCGCCGATGCGCCCAATGATGTCCAGCGCCGTGGTGCGCGGATTTATACCTTGCGCCATGCTGTTTTGTAGCATTACCTGAATCGCTTCGCGCTGGCCAGCAAACAAACTTCCTCTATCATCACCGGTGATTAACTGGGACGAAATATTCCGCAGCCAGGCTTCAGCGCGGGGATTGGTGATGCTGAATTCCATCCCAATGTTCTTTGGAATTGTCGCGCCAACATAGAAAGCACCGCTTTGCACATAAGCACTGCGAATTGTCTCTGTTAGATTCGTCCACATCCCATCACGCATTCCTGCCGCGGCCCAAATGGCGTTTTCATCGCCAGATATAATAGCCGCGATCATTGCTTCTATACTTGCCCGACCTTGGGCAGTCTTCATCGCTTTCTCGAATGCCTGCTTGACTGGCCCCTCCAGCCGTTTTAGCAAAGCATCCATCTGTGAACGGGTTACAGGCATCAGGGCACATCGGATTTCATCGTGTCAACCCGGAACGTGGCGCGATACATCTTCACCCGTTCTTTGCCGTGCCCCATGTAATAATAATGCCCCATGTGCGCAATCTGGTGACCAATCATCTGGCCATCCTCGGTGAACAAAACACCTTCTCCATTTATATTGCGCACTTTCAATTCCACCCGTGTCACATCCTCAACTTCGATCGGTTCCAACGCGTCATTCATTTCACTTTCTCGCGTGCACTTTCCACAGCATTATAATGGGGCCAGGCCGCAATGGGTCAACCCGAATCACTTCATAAGTTACGCCATCAACGTGTATCTGGTTGACCAAAATTGGATCAATCGTCACGCCTTTTGTGCTAACCAAAAACAGCACGTCATCCTTCTCAACTAGCGTGCCGTTATTGTTGTCTTTCGTAAATCGCGTTTGCACAACATCTACCGGCACTGTTGCGGAAGCGGCAGTCTGCGGGTCGTACGCTGGCCCAGTCTTAACACCTGGCGATATCAACCATGCATCACCCAGGATTTTCCCAAAGTCAGCAATCAGCGGCTCCACCACCCCAAGCTTCAGTCCTGTGTAATCAAACGCCATTTCAAGCTACCCACGGCCATGGGACTTTCAATCCATCCGGTAAGGTTGCGATACATTTTAGAATGTCGCTGATCGACGTTATCACCGGACGCAACGCATCAATGTCAGAGCTAGTCGGTTCTGCATAAGTGACAGCAATCACGTCCACCTTGACACTCGTCTGGCGTTTGCCGGGGTCGATAGTTGGCTCCAGTATGCCCGGACTTGAAAGTTCCGCGAGAGCGGCTAAGAATGTTGCCTGTTTTACCTCGATCGGAATCTCGTCGTCCGGGATACTGTCACCATTACAATCAATCACACCTAAACGCGGCCAGGCCAGTCCTTGAAGACCGCGGCCGCAAGCCATCGTACCATCCCACTCCGGATAGCTTGACAACCACCGGCTTGCACGAAGGATCGCGCTGTCGGTGGTTTCATCATAGCCCACTATGGTGGCAGGATAATAGTCCACCGCATATTCAATCAGCTCATCGCGCGTAACAAACGCATTTGCTGTCGGAACACAGGTGCCGTCTTCAACAATTAGGCTCATCATTCATACTCGGCTGAAATTGATTCTGCTTCGTCCTTGCGGACATTGCGATCCGTCACTTTAAAGCCATTCACGTAAACTTGATACCAACCGCCACCAGATTGCGAAATCTCAACGCCTTGACCTGTTACGCCTTCCGGCAAAACCTCCTCAACACGCTTATCGCGTTCCACAGCAACCCGTATACCCGGCCTGACTTTCGGCTGCGGCTTCGGAACTTCAACCACACCCACTTCGTCAGACAGTACCAGCACACCCGCTTCCAGCCAGCGAGAAACTGTCCTGTTCCGACGAAAACTTTCCAGCTGTTGGCTATCAACCGAAGCCGATTGTCCAGGATCCAAAATTAGGGCAGGACGACCCGGAACCCCGAGTCGCCGCCTGCCCTTGTTGGTGATTACTTTCATGTCATTTACTCCTGATGCTAAATGCCGTCGACGTAGGAGACTTCACTCGGCAAGCGGATGTCAAGCCCACCCAGACGCATCACACCGGGGATTTCCCAACGCAATGGACCGGCCTGCCAAACGGGCAAGAAGCGGTGCGGCATTGGCATGTGCAGCTTCAGCACTTCCGGGTTGCGACGATAAGCCACCATACGTGCCGTGGCACTGACACCAGCGGTATCAAGCTTACGAGTCGCACGAATGACCAATGGCGAACCCGTTTGCGCGGTGTACACATTGTTGCGCCGGATGAACTCAAGAATGGTCATATTGGTGTCGGTCAAGCGCCGGGAAGCCAGGTAGTTCCATTTGCTGTACGGCAGCAACAGAGTGTCAGCCAGGACAATGTTATTAGTCGCCGTTTGCACATTGGTCAGTGCGTCGTTGACGTCCTCAATCACTTCGTCCGGAGTGGTCACACCGCCGTTCCAATCGCCGGTTGTTGCGCCAGTAGCGGTAACAGCAGAATGATCAAACAGACCTTCAATGCCTTTGGTCGTGTCACCTTCAAGAGCGATTCGTTCAATCATCTCTTCAGAAGCACGACGGGCAGCGTTGGCCTTATCATTAGCCAGACCAATACCCAGCATTTGAGCCTGGTTGATTTCTTCCCAGCCGTAACCATAGCCAATACCCGCTGTCCAAACCGCGGTTTCAAACTGAGTCATCTCAGTATCGGCCATCGGAATGTCGTCAGCGTTGCCGTTCAACCAGCGAGCCGCGCCAGCTTTGTCAGACGAGAAGTAAGTCACCGTCTTTGCAAACGGGTGAGCGGAAGTGTCGACAGGAATCAAAGCGGGATACTGAATATCCGCATACTTGATAGCGTAAACACTGGATTCAACATGCGCGGTTTGTGAAATTACGAAACCGAGTGCAGCTTGTGCGTCAAAAGTTCTCATGTATTCTCTCCTTAGCCCAGACGCAGTTGCGCAAGATTGCCGGTGGTTGCCGTGGTATCCCACCGCGCACCTTCCACTAACGGGCTAGAACCCGTTCCCAATGCGCCGTCTGCCAGCGCTACAACAGGATCACCCGCCGCAACACCGCCAGAATTTGCCACCCAAATCACACCTTTCGTGATGATGCGGGCTTCAGCCTGGTATTCAAACGTATCTGGCGCTGTCGGATCAACCGACTGATCGCGCACGGTAACACCGAGGAACGCGCTGGCGTCGCTGACCACGCAACCCATGTCTTCAGTGCCCTGCATAACCGCAAGGCCGAAGTCTATTCCGCCGGAATCTTCCACGGTGCGTGAAATGATAACCTTCGGCTCCAAATTAGCGAGTGCACCTTTATAAGCTGCGCCAATATTGTCAGCATAAGTGCTTTGTAAAGTAGGCATTACGCCACCTCCTTCGTCTGTTTCCAGGCATTCTCAAGGTTCTGAACCAGGCCTGCGTGCGCCTGATCAACCGTTGTCGTCCTGTTTGCGTCACCGGTGCGAAGAACTTTGCGCACTGGATCCTGGTTTGCATCTTCAGCCAGGATATCAAACCGAGCCGTGATGTACTCTTCCGACTTCCCATCAACCGCTGCTTGCCCAAGTTGAGCAACAACCGCGGCTTTGCGAATGTCATTGGCGGCCATGCCGGTGTAATCCTTATCAGCAACCTGTTTGGCTACTGAAATCAGATCAGCCCGTTCCTTGACCATCTTGTCCAAGTTTGCATCTGAAAGCACTTTGCCCTTCAGCAGATCAATCTCGGCATCTTTTGTTGCAAGTTCCTTGTCCTTGGCGGCAAGGGTTGCAGCATGAGCAACCGCTGAATCTTCTGCTACCTTACGTGTGTCGACCAATTCCTTATTGAGCTTGAAAATGGCCTGCACACCGGCATCAGTAGTTTCAACGGAAAGCCCGTCCACCGTAATCGTGGTCAGCTTCACATCCATACTTCTGTCCTCTAGTTTAGTGTCTCCCAGTCTCAATTGAGAACCACCCCTAGCGCGGGAAACAAGCGCTAGATGGTTCATACGTAAATTCGTTTGCACGGCATCGTACTTCTGGCCGTCATCAGTGACCCCATCAGCAATCTTGAGGTCCATTGTGTAACCCATTGACAATTCACGCCGCCCATTCTTCCATTCTGAAATAGCGTCAGCGTCCAGCAACATTAGCGGCACCCGGACAAAATCGCCATCCCGCACAACTTCGTCGCCGGTCTGCCCTTTGGCGTATTGTTTCCAGTTCGACGCATCAACCATCACGCCAGGGTGATCAACCGTAACAGGTCGATGCGCGTAGGACGCCATTGCGTCTTTGGAGAAGACTTCTTCCGGTGGCCTGTAGACCCGGATCACTTTGTCGGGATCACCGTCCATCCCCAACTCAGCCGCGGTGTATAACTGGACGCCCGTGCGTGCGACAGAAGCTTCCGCCACCACATAGCCGTCCTTGGTCCACCTGGCACGAGAGGCATCAACGGTAACAGCGTCAAACATCATCATCGCGCTGTCGCCACCCGGATAACGATAGCCAAGTGCTCTACGTTCACCTCCCACAGGCTTAATTCCTAGCGCTTTGAGTTCGCCTCCCGCCTCTTTATATCCAAGTGCTCTTTGCCGACCACCAAACGATTTCATCCAATAGCTGAGAACCTCACGAGCCTGGTTCTTGTTCAATTCAGGATAGGCTTGCCGAAGGTATTCCCCCGCGCCAAACATGTTTATTTGCCCTGACTCACGAATTGAATTCAGCCACCTGAGATGTTCCTCTTTGACGCTGGCAGGTCTGTCAGGATCACCGGAAGAACCGCCTTCACTCGTCCACTGGCCGCCATCGGGATCGCCTTTGGGAGCACGGGGTTGGTTGGGGTTGTACTCATCAACGGTTGAGCTGTCGCCATATGATGCCTTTATTTGGTCAATGCTTTTCCGGTATTCATTAATTGTCTTTGTGATATCAGGATTTTTGGCGAATGCATTTACAGCGACCAGAGCTTCGATCTGTTGGCGGATGGCCTGAATATCTAATTTTTGTTTTTCTGTAGGTTTACCGATCGGTTTCTCAGAAGAACCACTACCACCTTCACTCGTCCACTGGCCGCCGTCCGGATCCCCTTTGGGAGCACGGGGTTGGTTGGGGTTGTACTCGTCAACGGTTGAGCTGTCGCCATACTTCCGGCCGTTCTTCACGATCCATGCTGTCGCCTTCGCTTCTGAAAAGGGAAGTGTGAAAGTTGTGGAACGCCGGTTGTCCCGGTTGTTCAGGTACAGTCCGCGTTTCCCAAAGCGGTCGCCGCTCAACTCTATAATCTTGGCAGATGTATTGTACATCTTCGCTCTCTTTTTCAAGACAGCGCTAATCTCCGTGCTGCCTTCCCCTTTCTCACCACCAGCGCCCGACTTCGTCCACTTCCCACCGTCGGGATCGCCTTTAGACTTGCGCGGCTGGTTGGGGTCGTACTCGTCAACGATGGCGCTGTCGCCCCAACTGATCTTTCCCGTCTTTGTTGAATTCCAAACAAACCACGCTTTATACTCAGCGTCGCCTCTGGAGTCTTCACGGTGGAGACCGCTGTACTCACCATACTTCGGGCTTATGATTTTGACACGGTACAGTCCACGGTTATCAGCCTTCCAGCTTTCTACCGTAACTTTCTCACCGTTGTCGTCGTCCCGAAATTTGCTTGTCTTGAACGTGGTCTTTTTTAACTCCGCTTCCTGTTTTTCACTAGCAGCCTTGTATTCTTCTTGGCTGTAAAACACGCCCGGCAAACCTGGAACCACGAACCCACCTTCACGTTTTGACCCGCCACCTTCACTCGTCCACTTCCCGCCGTCTGGGTCACCTTTCGGAGCACGCGGCTGGTTGGGGTCGTACTCGTCAACGATGGCGTGACGCACCTTGTTAATTTCCACTGTCTTTCTCCTTAGGCTGTGGCGCTGTCGACTTCAGCGCAATGTCATGTTCCTTTGCCGCAGCAGATTCAGCTTCCGCGACAGCCGCTTTCTCTTCAGCAACTTCTTCCAACATAGCGGCATCAATATCAAACGCCGGGAACACGCCGCGTTCCACCAACAGGTTTGCAGCGGCTTCACCCAACTCGGCTTCCGGGAATATTCCCGCGGCAACCAGCGCCCCAATAGTGTCTGCGGTTTCTTTACTGATCCTTGATTGCTGCTCATCACTCATCTGCCATAAGGAAGCCCATTCATACCAGATGTCTTCCGGCCGGTCACCCAGCGCAGAGCGTATCAGCGCCTCGTCAAGATTGAACAGCGCCGGGGTCATTCCAAGTGCTTGCTTGCTAGCGACAGAATCGTAATAGTTTTTGAGATCACCTTCCCCGGTTGCGTTCAAGCCGCCAGGCGATTGTCCCAAGAAGCGTGTGATGGGAATATCGGCTGCGCCTGATACAGCTTGCATGGCTTGTGAATTGATGTCTGTCAGGCCTGAGAAGGTGAAGCTCTTTTGTTCGTATTTTTCTTCACCGTCGATAATCAGCATTCCGTTGTTGCCTTTGAGTTGGGCACTCAACGCAACGCGCTGCTCTAACAATTCCCGGTGCCGTGGGTTCGCCATCAAAGCCGCCAGGTTCGGAATCTGTAGAACGTCAATTTTAGATTCATAGACGAGTGAAGCGATATTGGACGCTGTTGAATCGGCATTGCGCAAAGCCTCATAAACGGATTGCAAGACGCTGTCGCCCCAACCTTGATAACGCCCAATCATCTCTTCTGGCGTGAGAACTTCGTTGCCAACAAAAATGGCAAGCCGCGAAGGGTGAATTCGCACAGTGCCCTGACCTGTGCTACTCACTTCATAATATTGCGGCTTGCCGTAGCCTTCTGCCATCGGATCAAGCTCAATCTGCCCCGGCACCAAAATGCTGCGCGACAGCACGGTGGCAAAGGCCAAAGAGCCTTTCTTGATCGTCTCAAGTACAAGCTGCTTCTCAGGGTCGTCCCCCGTTATACTGAAATAAATCCCAGACCCCCCAAACAGTCTGGCTTGTTGTAGCGCCAGTTTGACCTTCTGTGGCACCAACAAACGTTTCTCTTCTTCTTCAATTTCCTCGATCTGGTCTTCTTCAGCTTGCCAATTCCGCCACTTGCGTGTGGCGTCTTCAGCCGGGATGTCAACGACCTTGCGGCCCATCCAGGAAGTGCGATAGATAACAGACCACTGCTGATCGGTCAGCGTAAGAAGCGCATATTCCCCACCGACCTGTTTGTCACGATCCGTACCAAGCCCTGCAACAAAGTTTTTGAATGAGTCGACGGTTAGCTTCAAAACGTTATCCATTGATAAAAGCCTCTAAATCGTAACCACTTGTGATCGGCCAATAATCCATCATCACCGCATCAGCCAAGTTGGGAGACCGAGTGCCAGGCGGTGTTTTGTCGATCAACAGTTTAAGCCTTGCGCCTTTGCTGGCTGTAACCTGACACAATTCCTTCTCCAGTTGCCAAAGCCTTTTGAGCCGAGAGTCAATGCTTATAAGTGAATCCGGTTCATACGTTGCGCCTTCATTCACTGCACGCCAGGTACGATAGAATCTGTTGCGCAATTCCCACCAGCCTTGTGCCTTCAGGTTCGTATAAAAGTCCTCATTCGTTGGGCTGTCCGCATCATACTCAATCACCCGACCCTTTGGTTTCAATACCTTGCCGCCTGCATTCCAAGGAATCAATCGAACGCCTCTTGGCAACCGGCCGGCATCTTCAAGGTTATTGACTTCACCTTTGACGCCTGCACCAACACCGATACAATCGTACTGAAGTTCAATTTTACCCCTGTTAGCGACATTAGCAATAGCTCTTCTGGCGGTCTGTGCCGGATCACGCGCACCCCATTCATCAAGTTCACGTAATATCACACCTTGACGCTGGGACTGTGCATTTGTATCGCCGCCGGTGTCTGCAACATCCAATGCCGACGACCATGGCCCGGTCTCCTGGAGACCCAACTTGATATGAGCGTCAATCGAAGCCTGCACCCATTCCCGTTGAATCAGAACACCTTCTACCGCAGCACTATAATTGCGCTCAACCTCTTGTGCAAATAAGTGCAACAGACCGTCGTCTTCTGCCCGTTTCTTTCGGGTATCGTACCAGGCTTGATTCTTTTCCGGATGGTCGCGCCAATCCAAGACAAACACCTGTGTGCGACCTGGTTCAATCTTGCCGTGCCAGTCGGCCCCGACTTCACGTTTGCGATGGAAAACATTCCCAAGCCCGTTCACCGAGGACAGGTCTATCTGAACACGTGTGTTATCGGACAGTGAGGCTTCAATTTTCTCGGGACGTTCGTAATGGGCACTTTCATCTTTAAAATAAATCAACTTACGCCCGCCGCGGCCGATGTTGTCGCCCGCTTCGCCAGTGATGGTCGCGCCGGTTTCCGGGTTGACAAACTTCATATAAGACATGTGTTCGTTTATCTTGAACCCAACCGGCCAAAAGAAACTCGGAAGTGCCATTATCAACATTCTCATCTTCTCAAAGATGCTGTCTGGATCCCCCAATTTATCAATCAGGATTTCCTTGCGTGAACCCCAGCCCACGGCAGCACCCGGCCAGAATAACCACAGCCACACCGAAAAGGCAGAACACACCCAAGTCGCGCCCATATCACGAGACTTCTCAATCAGACCTGGTTCTTCAGCGCGTAAACAGGCAAACAGAAAATCAACCAGCTCTTCCTGGCGCTTAAACAACACAAACGGTCCTTTTGCCATCCCGCCGCCTGCCTTGCGCGGGTCGTATGTGTCGCACCAGTGGTTGATGAAATCAACAGGATTCTCTGCATAATATGCCTTGGCACCTTTTACCAAGGCAGGGCTATTCTTCAAAAGGATGACTTGCTGTTGCCGCCAGGCCAAAATGGAAAGCACGTCAACCGGCCAATCATTGGTCGTGATTGGCGGGGTGCCCTCTAACTTGCGCGCTACGGAGTTTCCCACAACTCATCCTCCGGCATCCGCATTAACCGCCACCATCTTGGCCCACCACACGTCATACATTTGCCCTTCAAAATCAGCGGGCCAAGATCGGTGCTGACGATCCAGCGGTTGATAGATTTCTTCACCCTCACAGGCTCTGCCGTTTTCAGTTCCAGCAACAACCCAACGCCGCCAAAGGCGCGCAATAAGCCATCGCGCCACAGCACCCGCACCCGGGAATGGTTGAACTTCCCGTGCATGGACACTGATTTGAGGTCAACAGTCATTGTACACACATCACCGGGTATGCTTTGCAATACGCTTGAACGTTAAGCAACAGTGGTGCCAGATCACCCACCACATCGGCCCACGGCTGTTCAGCGGTTGCTGCTGTGCCTGCTTTAAGGCGAGTGTCGTGACCGAACTTGAAATCAAGCGATTGAAAATCCTTCGGTGGCCCTTTGAACGAAATCTTTTCGTACGAATCCGTACCTTCTGCGCCCTGCTCCATCGTGATCATAGAACACCCGGCAAGCAAAAGCACAAGGTACATCCACGCGACAACAAACAAAATGGCATATAGATTTCTGGTCACTCGGACAGTCATTTCTTTCTCCTAACCATGGCACCAATTCGGACTGCCCAGTACATCAGCCGCCTGCGCACCCGGTTGACTTCTTTCAGCCTCATCGCTTCAAGGAAAACACGATCGGCCAGCCTGCGACTAAAGTCCGGCTGACGCACCAGGTAGTCATGAACGATAGCAGGTAACATGTGCTTGTCCACCTTCGGGACCAGCGTTTGGAAGATGCGCGGAATGGACGCCAGGTCTGTTTGGAACCCGGCTGGCACAATTATCAAACCGGCTAAATCAGACTGGTACACCAACCGCTCCTCCAAGATAAAATCGACACTGTCATCATCAAAGTTCAAACTGGGTATTTCAATAAACTTAGACATTCCCTTGTCCTCAAAATAGGGGAGCAACCATCGCCACTCCCCAATCCTGTGCGTCCTTTACACCACCGGTGGTGTCGGGTTGTTGAGACGTTCAATCAACCGACCATACAAAGCCGCTGCCGCCGCGATTTGCTCATCCAGATTGATTTGTTTGTCGTGATTTTGGTCGCGGTGATCAACACCCATTTGCTGAATCAGCGTCTGGTTATGCGTTGCACCCAGTGTCAGCATGCCAAGTGAAGTTGCCGTGATGTCAAATAGCTTGCTGTTGCTTGCAAGCCGTGAGCCATAACCGTCAACGAGCATCTTGTTAGCGATGACCGCATCTTTGAGTGCCTGCACGTTGAAGGATTCAATCACTTCCGGTGCGCCAACATCGTCTTTGGTTTTCACTTCACCAGCCGAACCTTGCGTCACCTGCCCTGACTGCCCGGAAGTGCCACCGGTTCCGGCCTGTGCACCAGTTGCCGATTCAGATGAACCGGAAGCTGCACCACCGCTTGATGCTGCCGCGGTACTGGCGAATGATTCCGCCACTGCGTTGATAATACGTTCCGCCGCTGCTTCCAGCGCAACTTCGATCTTCGTTCTTACATCTGCCATTTCAATCTCCTGTGGTTAAAATCAGTGGCCGTCCCTGGCCGGTCTATCGTCCCTGATGTTCGCATGCCATTTCATTTACACATATCTTCTCAGGAAGCTATGGTTGCCAATGACGCGAACGTGGAATCCCTCTGCCCATGATGGATTGACAATATCATGGGCGAAATAGTGGTCTGCCCCGCCCGTGGGGTCGCGGCCATAAGCATCAACCGCGGCCATAAAACTTTCACGAAAGGTTCTGTTCTCCAATGTCCATTCACCGATCTTATTTCTTCTGGAACTGTCGTCGTTCCATGCTGAAAATTGCTTTGCCGTCAGGCACGCGTCCTTGATGCTGACACCCCACCAGCCGGGTTGACGTGCCCGGTTGTAGATCACTGCCGCCACAGCCACCTTGCCTTCATAGTCTTCGCCTTCCGCTTCTGCCATCACCGTCCTGGCCACGAAATCAAGGTCAGTAACGTCAATCATTCATGTTCCTTCTTTGTTGACCGTTCGTGTTCTGCCAGCGTGTCTTGTATGCGTTCCAAACGACGAATGATTTCAGCGTCACTGCTCTGCCTGCTCAATTCCATTTGCTCTATACGCCGCTCGGTTTGAAGGTCACGCAAATCCACTAGGTCAATACGTCCTTCTATTCGTAACATCCACAACGCCGCCGCACCCACCATTGCCAATGTCGTGATCAAATGCCCCACTGACACCCGCTTGTCTAGGTGCCATTTTCCCACCTCATCAGCCACAGCCCAACCTCCTTGTTATTGTCGCAAAGTATCTGCATATGCTTCTGCAGCTTCCTGCGGAGTCATTGAAGAAGTTATTGTTTGAATAGGACCACCATCTGTTCCGGAATGTTCAAGCGACATTGCATCGCGCCATCCTAAAATGTTTTTTGCCGTAAAGATTGCAAATGATTGTTGATAACCGCCGCACAAACCGTTCTCGATCAAGATGCGCAGCTGATCGCCTTTGGCTGAATCGTAGGCTTCACGGAATTCTGGGTAAAGCGTGCCACCATCACCGTCCAGCGCCAGCGCCCAGGACCTGAGCGTAACCCAACTGACACCGATGCTGCGGGCAAAACTTTCGTAAAGTGGAAGGTCAGCGGCTTTGCGGACGAATTGCATGTCGCCTTTTTTGTTTTCAACTTCAACCCACTCACCAGATTCACGACCAAAAAAGTCCAACAATTGTTGCACGTATTCTGGTTTGTATTTTGTTGGTCTTCCCGGTCTGCGCTTGGCCATCCCCACCAACCTTTTAAGGGCAAAGGTTATTAGCACGAGTTTGCGCCACTTTGGAAAATAATTCAACCAATTCAACAAAAAAGGCAAAAAGTGTTGGCCGTGCTTATTCGCACTTTTCTGGTTATTTCGCACGGATAAGGCCGAAACATTGGCCGTGCTGGCCGTGACGCTATTACGCCTCCTATATAATTATAATTGTATCCATTAAATACTATTTTTAGATGCCTCGTTAGTAGCCCACGGCCAGCACGGCCACAATTCCTTGAAAATGGTGTTTTTCCTTTTAACTTCATGGACTTGTGCAAAAAGTGGGGAGCACGGCCATTTTTTCAAGCACGGCCACAGTTATCAACGACTTAGGTCAGATGCGCTCCGGGCCGATTATTCAGGAAGTTTCCACCCAAGCACGGCTACCACGGCCAACATCGAAAAAAGCACGTCCAAGCCGTCCAACATTCGCACGGATAAAAACGAATTTCGTCCGGAACAAAATTTGCTTTGCCAGAAAATATCCAGGATAATTATTCTTGAAGGAACCACCCCAGTAACACTCCCGGCGCTCCGTGCCGGGCCAACCCTTTGTCCCTCACTGGGTGCTGGGGAGGTTCCTTCTTATGCAACCAAAGGAGGCCATCATGGCAAGAACAGATCCATTCGCGGCACCGAGCATTACCGCAATCAATGAAGAACGGCTCGGACAACTTGCGCGTTACGCCAACCTAATGCAAAACAAGCAAGCAGCAGTAGCAGCAGCTGAAGAACAACTCAAGCAGCTGAAGAAAGAACTGGTCTCAATAGAGCAGGAGTCCATTCCCGCTTTCATGCAGGAGCTAGGTCTAAGTTCCATCACCCTGACAGACGGCAAGAAGATCAAGCTCACAACCAAAGTCTACGCTTCAATCCCCGCCAAGCACTACGAGGAGGCGATGGACTGGCTGGTCAACAACGGTCACGCAGACCTGATCAAGTTGACTGTCACCGGTCAGTTTGGCAAGGACGAATACACCCAAGCCAAAACCATCTACGACGAGCTCACCGCTTCCGGTGCAAAAGTCAGCTCCAAGGAAGCCGTCCATCCCTCCACACTAGCCAGCTTCCTCAAGGAGCAGCTGGAGCGCGGTACAGCAGTACCGTTAGAATTATTCGGCGCAATGCCAATCACCAAAGCAGTAATCTCTTAACACACACAACAGGAGCAACAATCATGACAGCAACAAAGAAGAAGACCACCGCATTGAAGGCCAAAGGCAAGCAAGAACTCGCACCCGATGACCTGTTCTCCACAATGCTTTCCGACGCCGGCAAAGGCATCGAAAACGCAGACAAAGATTCATTCGCCGTACCCTTCATCATTTGCCTCCAAGGTCTCTCCCCGCAGTTGGAAACAGTGGAAGGCGCACGGCCCGGTTTGTTCATCAATTCCGTCACCAACGAGCTGTTCAAAACCGTCAACGTGATACCCGTTTATTTTGAGCGGCAGTTTTTGCGTTGGGTTGACCGTGCAGCAGGCGGTGGGTTCAAAGGTTCCTACTCCCCGCTGGAAGTGGAAGAGATGTTGGCTGACGGCGAAGCAGAGCGTTCGCCGGACGGCTTGGACATTCGGGCTAGTGAGATTGAATCCTTGAAAGACACCCGGCAGCATTACGTGCTGATGCAGGACGCGGTTGGCGGTTGGACCCCTGCGGTACTGGCATGCGGTTCCACCCAGATCAAAAAGTCCAAAAACTGGATCACCCAGATCAATAACTTCAAGATTGAGCACGGTGACCAGGTGATCACACCTCCCAGTTGGGCCCGCGCATACACCGTCTCCTCCCAAAAGGAATCCAACAACAAAGGCGAGTGGCACGGCATTGCCATCCGGCCCAATGAAGAGTTGAACACCAACCCCGGTGGGGTCATCAATGCGGAAGTTTACATGCTCGGCAAAAAGTTTTATGAGCAGATCGTCGCCGGCAAGGTCAGAGTCCAACACGAAGACCTGGACTCCGCAGCAGCAGAAGATAACGGTGAAGCATTTTAATTCATCCTACAACAACAGCAGGGAACCCAGCGTTCCCTGCTATAACTCAGGGATTGACCGTGGAGAAAAAACAATCAGCAGTATTGACCGCCGCGTTGGGCTATGCAGATCTTGGTTGGCACGTGTTTCCGCTTCACTCAGTGAACTCAGCGGGACAATGTTCGTGCGGCATCAAGAATTGCCCAGACGCGGGTAAACATCCATCAACAACATCAGGTCTGCGGGACGCAACCCGCGACAAAGAGCGCATAACCAACTGGTTCAAAAAAGGCGACCGCAGCATCGGTGTGGTGACTGGCCAGCTTTCCGGCATCACCGTAATAGACATCGACATCGGCCCCAACAAGCAAGGCGATGACACATGGGCCAAGCTCAACAAAGACAGCGGCGAGCCGCAAACCCTAATGGCCCAAACCGGCTCCGGTGGGGTGCACGCTTATTTCAAGTACAACTCCTCCATCAACACCAGCACCAATACCCTCGGACCCGGCGTAGACACCCGCAACGACAAAGGCTACGTTGTGGCGCCACCTTCCTCCCACCGTTCCGGCAACGCTTACAGCTGGATCAATGAATTGCCAGTGGGCGACTTGCCATCGCACCTAACCCAAAAGGCCAAGCGCAAGCCCGGTCGCCCGCGCAAGCATGACCCCACCCGCAGGAAGTACACCCTGGAAGAAGTCCAAAACATGCTACAGTTCGTCCCAGCGGATGACCGCACGTTGTGGCGCAACGTTGGCATCATTATGGGCAGGGAGTTTGGCAGGGCCGACGCTGCCTGGGAAGTCTACAACGAGTGGGCAGACTCCTGGGGTGGGGCAAAAGGACGCAACCACGACGAAATAATGCGGGAGGCATTTTACGAGCTGTCCATGGATGAAGGCGAGCTCAGCATGGGCACGTTGGTTTACGAAGCGTTGGAAGGCGGCTGGGTGCCAAAGACCGGGCAGGTGCCGACGGATCGGTTCGTTTACTTTGCGCCGGGCAACAACTACATCTACATCCCCACCGGCTCCTTCTGGCCAGCGGAAAGTGTCAACAGTGCAGCAGCCTGTCAGAACGTAGACGGCGAAATCGTCAACCCAACAGAATGGCTGAAACGCAACCGCACCGTCACCAGCATGTCTTCCGATCCGTTGATCCCGGACATGTTGACTGCGAACGTGGATTACCGCGACGGCGATTTCATCGAAAACGAAGGAGCGTGTCTCTACAATGCCTACCGTCCACCAAGCATCACCCGCGGCGATCCGCGCCACGCAGGACCTTACATTGAGCATGTGCGCAGGTTGATGCCTGGGCCGGGCGACGCAGACCAATTTTTGGATTACATGGCGCACCGCATCCAGAACCCCGGCGAGAAGCCCCGTTTTGCATTGTTGCTTGGAGGCGAGCAAGGCGTAGGCAAGGACACCGCAATCACTATGGCGAGCGCTGGCATTGGCGTTTGGAACATTTCTTCCATTGAGGCTGCGCACCTGGACTCATCTTTTAATGAGCACGCGGCATCGGTGTTGGTGGTTGTTTCCGAAGCTGCCAACAGCGCAGACATGAGCAAGTGGGCATTCAACGAGCGGCTCAAAGTCCTGATTGCAGGCCAGCCGGATTATCTGACCATCAACCCAAAGTACGGCCACAAGTATTCGGTGCGGCTGCATTGCGGCGTGATCATCACCACCAACCATCTCAGCTCTGGGCTTTATATTCCGGACGATGACCGGCGCTATGACGTGATTGATTGTGCTACGAGGAGGGAGATGTGCTTGATGTCGTTGGAGCAGCGGCGGGATTATTTCGACGGGCTGTGGCGTTGGTACGAGGAGCAAAATGGCGCTGCCAGCGTTTATGCGGCACTGCTGGAACGCGACATCAGCAAGTTCTCCGCCAACTCCGGCCAGCGCTCCACCGCAGCACACAGGGAGTTGATTCAGATCGGCATGACGCACGACCAATGGGCAGCGGACGCGATTGATTTGTTGAAGGACGAATCCGTGTTGCGCACGGACAACCTATGGAGCGCCGTGCAACAGGTTGATCCTGAGATGTCCCGCAAGAAGTTTAACGGTTGTGCACAACACGCATTGCGCCGGTTGGGTTATGTGCGGCTGGTCAACCCGGCCATCCGTGATGGACGTTGGAGGTTGGAGTCGGATCTTGGCAGGATGGCGCGGGTGCAAGTTTACTACAACCCGGACAAGGTCCAGTTGAAAGAAGCCGTTGAAAAGATATCAGATTTGAAACAGGAGTTTTGAAATGAATGAAGGAAACAAATTGGCATATTGTGAATGCTGCGGAGCAAAGATGGTTGAATACAAACATTCAATTTCAAAAAGCCTGCTGCGCGTGCTGGTTGGCATTTTGCGCGTGACGGTTGAAAACGGCTGCGCAGAGTTTGAGGTGTGTCAGCTAATAAAGCTGACACACAATCAATTGTCAAACATGCACAAGTTGAAGTATTGGGGCTTGATCGAAAAGCCACCCGGAGACGACAACGAAGGCAAAGGTGGTTGTTGGGTGTTGACTGAGAAAGCACTCAAGTTTTTGCGCGGTGAAATTCAATTGCAAAAATATGTCGTTACATACCGCAACTCAGTGCAGAGGTTTGAAGGAGAGTGTCTGTTGGTTTGGGAGGTTACTGGAGGGTGGTGGTATAGGCCGGACTATGTGTCACACTCCAAACCACACCACTCCCTGGGGACGGCATGAACAACATAACCATAGTTGGCGCCGGGCTGACCGGCATGATAGCCGCGCACATCTTCCCGCAGGCCCGCGTGCTAGAAGCAACACCGGAAGCAGAGCTGGGACAGCACAGGGCATTGTTGCGGTTCCGTTCGGAGGTTGTGAGTGAGGCTACGGGCATTCCGTTCCGCGCTGTGACAGTGCGCAAGGGCATCTGGGACGGCAACCGTTTTATTGAGCCGAACATTTGCGCCGCAAACTCTTACTCCATGAAGTGCACCGGCAAGATCCTGCCGCGCAGCGTATGGAACGTTGATGCTTGTCACCGCTGGATCGCGCCGATGAACTTCATTCAGCAGTTGCGAGAAAATCTTAGCAGCCGGGTTGAGTACGGCACACCCTTCAATTTCAAAGCGCTCCCAACAGCAGCAAGTGTGATCTCCACCGTGCCGATGGGCATCGTGGCGAAGCAGGTTGGCGAGCAAGCCGCACCAACATTCAGTTTCAACCCAATCAAAGTCTATCGGCTGGACCTGGGAACAGGCTGCGACGTGCACCAGACCGTTTACTTTCCATTCGTCGACACGCTGGTTTACCGCGCAAGCATCACTGGCAGCACGTTGATCATTGAAGCTGTGGACGATTTGCAACAAGGAGACCTTGTGTCCGTGCAGTTGGCTTTTGGCTTGGGACCTGTTCGTTTGAACCAGTGCGAAATCTCTTCGCAGCGTTACGGCAAGATCGCCCCAATCGACGAAGCCTTCCGCCGTGGCTTCATTTACCGTTTGTCAGACCAGTTTGGTGTTTATTCCTTGGGCCGATTCGGCACTTGGCGCAACATACTTTTGGACGACGTAGTGCACGACTGCGCCGTAATAAAGCGGCTACTGCTGGCGGATAGCTATGCCAGAGGCCGCGCAAGGGCTGTGTAACTGATTGTTTATGCTGATATATAATTATTCAAAAAGTTTTGCCTTTTTTGTGAAAATGGCGCATAATTAAAGTCCCTTAGGGGAGCCGGGCCACGAGGACCGGGATACAAGAAGCCTGCTGGGCATGCGCGCCCAGGCCGCGAGGCCAAAAGTCTCCACCCAACCAGGGGCAGGGGACCGCCGAGTTAGGTACCAAGACCCATCGCCGGGAGGCGACGGCAACAAAAAAACCTAACGCGAGGCGGGCCCAAGCCAACCGGGCGGGCGTTGGGGGTGTCGCAGTCGATCTCTGACGAGCGCCGAGCAGCGCCGCGCAACAAAGGCGGCCCCGCGAAAGGCACAACCGCAATATAGTTTTGATCAGTGCTATCCATTCGGATTTCAGTAGCAGCTCAGCATTCGGTGAAAGATCGGCCCGCACGCGGGAGCAGCACGGCAAAGCGCTCCTCCGGATTAGCCATCCGGGCGGCATACACGCAAACGCGGTGCCATGTTTGATGTGACCTTTTTTAAAGGGCATGGCTAGAATCAAATACCACCGCACAAAATGACACCACCCAATGGTGAGCACCCGGCCGGATCGGGCGTGATCGAGAATCCGCATTTTACACCTTTTTATTACACACACCTTAACAGGAGAATGAAATGGACAACTTATTAGTTGAATTGTTGGTTGATGAGTACAGGCAGTTGGCAGAACAGCTTCTGCCGGACCTGATAGACTCTGTTGGCGTCGTTGATGTCACAGCGGCTTGGATGGAAGCAGAAGCTTCTGGAGACGAATTCGTGACGCAAGAGTATGACCGCGAACCGGACGACACCGTAATGCGCGACACGCTGACAGATTGCATGGCTGACCGCATCTGCGACGGCGAGTGCCACGAGCACAAAGGCAATTACTGTCCCGAATTCCGGGAGGCAGCCAAACTGATCGCTAGGTACTATTACGGCTGATTGACCTTTTATTATTACACACCTTAACAGGAGTACGAAATGAAAACAACATACCAAACCAACCCGGAAGAATTCAACTCCCTGCTGGAGGTTCATGAGTTCGAACTCAAGACCCGCGAAATCATGAGCGAAGCCTGGGAGCTTGCCAACGTTCAAACCAAGTCATGGAACGAAGCGATGGTTCAAATGTCACTCGCCCGTGCTTTCATCGCAGCTCACTCGCTGTCCAACACCGTTGCCAACTGGCACAAACTCGCCGAAGCACTCAACCAAGGCATCTCGTGGGACATCGGGCTGACACAGAAAGTTATGAGCAGGATGGTCAGGAAAGGTTACTTGCGGTCTCGTGTGAATAGCGGCACGCGGCTTTATGAAGTCAACTATTGAGGAGCATGAAATGAGGCCAAAAGTAACTATCATCAAACCTGGCAATGGCCACCCAAAGGTCCACTGTTACGGCGAATGGCTTGAAGACAGCAACTGCACTGCAGTGTTTGCCGACGAAGCCTTTGACGGCATTTGGGCCGATGGCGCCAAGAACTGGACGGAAGCTGTTAAAGAACTTGCGTCCTACGCCCAGCGCAATGGAACCACATTGATTGAATGCGAAGCGTGTTAAACCAACCTTAACAGGAGAATGAAATGAACACATTGCAACGATCCAAATACATCGTGCGGGCTTACAACCGCATTTTGGCCCAGCGCACGGAAGGCTGGGAAGAAGCAGAAGCTTGCGACAGCCAATACGACGCAGGCGAATGGTCCGGCCCCGCATGGGGTGACAACTGGCAGAGGGTGGAGAGTGAAGTTGCCGAGTACGTGGCAGAGCGCTTCAGCGTGCCTGTTGGTGCTGTGGAGTTTGCTGTGATTGAAGCTGACTATGAACGGGAGGCTTGTTTTTACCGGGCTTTGGATTTACGCTCAGGCCCAACTGCCATGGGGATGCAACAATGAACTATCCAAAATCATGGTACACAATCGCGCTGGAACGCGGCGCCAAGGAAAGCGCAGACGGCAGCATGACGGGTGGCGAGTTGGCCAGAGTCGGTGTTGCCATTTTGAACGGTTGTCCTGATTGTGGGGCAACGGTAGCTCCCTACAACAGCTACCAAATCTCGGAAGACAACCCATACGCTTATTGCCGGCAATGCGCCGACGTGGAGGAATGAAATGAAACGAAACGGCATCGGGTGCACGACGAAATATGCGACTGAAATCAGCACCGGCTGGATGGTAAAAAATCCCGAACTGTTCGTTCGTGCCATTGAAGATTTTACGGAGGTCGCTATCCAACACGACCTGTTCCATGTGCAAATGGACATCAGCCATGTTGGTTTTCTCACGTTCACTGCAACACCTGAAGGAGAAATGAAATGCAACTGAAACCAGAGATCGTTACTGAAGAACACCTTGTTTATTTGGACGAATTGCGCGAATCAGGAGAGACCAATATGTTCGGTGCAGCTCCTTATGTCGCCAACGAATTTTCACTACCATCATGGGCAGCCAGGACCATCCTTGCTTATTGGATGGAAACATTTTCCCAGCGCCACCCACAACCTTAACAGGAGCACGAAATGACACTTGATGACCTCAATTATTACAGCGACCCGCGCACCAAGGGCAAAGCCAAGAAGCCGACGCTGCAGTGCGAGGACGGCACCGAGCAAGAACTCCCAACGTGTTGGGAAGTTTGTGACGTTTGTGACGGTGAGGGCAAGTACGTAAATCCCTCCATCGACGCAAGCGGCATAACCGCTGAACAGTTTGCGGATGACCCTGAGTTTGAAGAGAGCTATTTTGGCGGAGTGTATGATGTGGTTTGCGAACACTGCGGCGGCAAGCGTGTCGTCAAGGTGGCCGATTGGGACCGCATGACCAACGAGCAATCTGCAGCGTACAGGCAGCAACTTGAAGACGACGCTTATTATGACGCAGAGCGTATGGCAGAAATCCGGATGGGATGTTAACTTAAATCGCAGGAGAAATGAAATGACATTGATCACATACAACAGCAAGACACACAAAGTCGCTTTCCGCATGAAAGCAAATGCAACCAACAGCGAGATCGACGCGGCGTGCGAAAGCATTCCCAACGGTTTCTGTGACAAGCTGGAAAATTTGACGCTGGCAGAACTTGCCAAAATCTACAACGCCACTTCCAGCTCGGACGTGAAGAAGTTCCCCAGCAAACCCTACGCCGTGGAGCGGGTGGAGAAAGCGTTGGCAGCGGCTGATGTGCCGATGTTCGAGTCCACCGACAAGCCAGCCAAAGCGCCCAAAGCGCCCAAAGCGCCCAAAGCGCCCAAAGCGCCCAAAGCGCCCAAAGCGCCCAAAGCTCCAACAGAGCCGCGCAATTCCAGCGTAGCCATTGCCAAGTCCTGGACCGACGCAAACGTGTTCAAAGCACGCACTACCCGGCATGCTGTGACGGTCAACAAAACGACCTACAACTCCGTTGCCAAAGCGTTCGAGGAACTTGGGTTGCCACTCGGCAAGCACATTGGGTTCCGGATGGCGTTGAAAGCCGAAGGCAAGAAAGTCTTCGAGCATGACGGCAAAAAATACAACTTCACAGCACATCAGCAAGAAAGCTGATAATTTGAGAAAGCCCTGCTGCTTCGGTGGCAGGGCTTTTCTCGTTTTTACAAACCAAAACACTGGAGAACGAAATGAAAGTCGAATTATTGTCCTGCACGCCCGACGCACTCAACCTTTTGCTGCGCACCAAGAACACCCGGCTGGCCTTTGATGAGGACCCAGAAGGTTGGACGGATGAGCAAAAGGCCGAGCACCTGGCTTACATGTTGGGCACGATCAAGTCGTCCTGGGAATTCGTTGACTATGTTTTCCGCATCAGCGGCGTGACCCGCGCATTCACCCATCAGTTGGTGCGCACCCGCACCGGTTCCTACGCTCAGGAGTCTCAACGAACGGTCGTAGCTAAAAACGGATATTTGATCCCGGAGTCCTTGAGTAACAGACCGCACCTCGGAGAAGAATATGACGAGATTTGCCACGCGGCTTTCCAATCTTACAACTGGTTGATTGAGGAAGGCGCTGAGATACAGGACGCACGCGGTGTCTTGCCGACCGCAACTCTCACCAGCATCGTAGCGAAGTTCGACCTGCGCTGCCTGCACGAAATGGCAAAGGTCAGGCTCTGCACCCGCACTCAAGGCGAATATCAGCAAGTGTTCCGCGCAATGCGCGAAGCGGTGCTAGCCGTTCATCCGTGGACAGAACCGTTCATCCAAGTGCACTGCGTCAGCACCGGCACCTGTGCGTTCCCGCGCTATGGTCGTGCGGATTGCCCGTTCTGGGATTTACGGATGGACAACGATGCCGTGAAGCGTGACACCAAGGCAATGTTCTGGAACACAAGCATCAAATCCGCCAACCCAATCGCAAAAAAGGGGATGGCATCATGATCGCAATCTTTGACATTGATGGAACTGTTGCGGATGACCGTTGGCGCAGGAACCTGATTGACTATAACACAACGGACAGGGTTAAACGCTACGAGCGTTATCATTGCGCTGCTGCGGCAGACGAGCCGATCAACCGGCACCTGCTTGAAAAACACGTCTTGGCTGGCAACAATATCCTGTTCGCCACCAGCCGTCCAATCAATTACTACGAGGCAACATCTCGTTGGGTGCGGTGGGCATTCTCTAACACGCCGCACATGCTGGTAATGCGCGCATTGCAGGACGCCAGACCGTCCCCAGAAGTTAAGCTGATGATGGTGCAGTCGATCGCTGAGGAATACGACATCGTTCAGATTTATGAAGATCGGGAGGACGTTTGTTCCGTGCTGCGGCAGGAAGGCTACCCTGTGACTCACGTCACCACTTGCTCCGATAACCCTGCCGAGGCTGTGGCCGGAGAAAATGATGGGCTCCTGGACCATCCTAGCGCGGCTGAGATACTGCAAAAAGGCGCAGCAACCTATGCGGCCCGCAATGCAGCTTACGGCGACAATTACAAGCGCTTTGGGTATACCATGGAGAGCATGTTCCCGATGGGGTTGAAAGTGCGCACTGCTGAGGACTGGAACCGGCTCGGAGTATTTGTACAAATTGTTTCCAAGCTCACCCGGTTCGCCAATGCGGATATGCAGCACTCGGACTCCGTACACGACTTGATGGTGTATGCTGCGATGATGGAGGAATTGTTAAATGGATGAGCCAAGGATAATAATTTTTGACACGGAAACAACCGGTCTGCCGCAGCCAGACGCCGTGCCACTCAGCCGGCAACCGCAAGTGATCGAATTCGGCGCTGTGGTGGTGGAGCGCGGGCAGTGTGTGCTTGAGGTTAGCGAGCTGTTTGACCCGCAAACCAAGTTGCCAGAAGTAATCACCAAAATCACCGGCATCGTGGACGCGGACTTGGCAGGCAAGCGCACCTTTGCGCAGTTCCTGCCGGAGCTGACCGAATTGTTCCGCAGCGCAGATGTGTTGATCGCCCACAACGCTCAGTTCGACAAGACCATGTTGCAGCTGGAATTGGCAAGGCTGCAGTGTGAGGATTTCCCGTGGCCCAAGCGCATTGTTTGCACGGCGCAGGAATTCCATGTGTTGATGGGTTATCGGCCCCGGCTGCTGGACGCATACCAGTATTTCACAGGCAACAAGCTGCAGCAAACGCACAGGGCACTGGACGACGCGCAAGCTCTATTCACCTGCTGTGCAGCATCCGGGTTATTGGAGGTGTTATGATTCAGTGGCGAGTTAGGACAGAGTACAGTTTTGGTGAAACATTCGCACCAATTAAGGTGGTCGTGGAGCGGTTGCAGGAACTAGGCTGTAGGGCTGCAGCGATAGTGGACAAAAACGGAACCTGGGGACATCTCCCGTGGCAGAAAGCGTGCAGGGAGGCTGGGGTTATGCCGATGTACGGCGTGGAACTGGTTGTGGCGGAAAATGACGAGCAAAACACTATGGCGTTCGTCGCGCGCAACCCAGCCGGGTTGCGAGAATTGTACGGCTTTACCAGCCGTGCGCACGACCAGATGCTCTCGACCAAACGCGGCAAGGTGCCAAGGCTTTACCGCTCTGATGTGCTTGGCATCAGCGACAATGTCATCAAGTTTGCCGGCGACGTCCTGGACGAAGAATTCCTTGTCGGAGCTGGAGCTTGGATTGACCTTTCTCCCGCTTCAATAATCGCCCAGCACTCAAAAAAGCGCATAGCTGCGGCGCACGGTTTGACCGTTGTCCAGTGCTGTGATAATGCTTATTCCAGGGAACCTGACAAGACGCTGCTGGACATTGTTGCACCTCGCAACTTGAAGCCATCTGCGCAGCACCTTTATGACACAGGGGAAAATCAAACTGAGTTGTTGCCGGAAGATTTCGATCTGCCAACAGCCCCAATCATCTCGGTGCCAGACGCACACCGCAAGCTGTGGAAACTTTGCCGCGCAGGCATCAAGTACCGCGCAAAGTTGAATGGGCTGGAGTGGACGGATGAATATGAGCAACGGCTGAAGAAGGAGATGGGCCTGATCAAAGACAAAGATTTCGCCAGCTACTTCCTGGTGGTTGCGGACATGTGCGAATTCGCCAAGCAATACATGTTGGTTGGACCGTCACGCGGCAGCGCTGCTGGCTCGTTGGTTTGCTACTTGACACGCATCACAGAGATCGACCCAATTCCACCGGGCTTGATCTTCGAACGTTTTATTGATGCGACGCGAGAGGATTTGCCGGATATCGATTTGGACTTCCCAGACGCAAAGCGCCATCTTGTGTTTGAATATATGGCAGACAAGTACGGCAGCCAAAACGTAGCGCACATCGGCACCATCTCCCGCTACCAAGCCAAGTCATCGCTGATAACAGCGTGCAAGCGGCTCGGCATTCCAGCCGCGGCGACTGCCTCGGTCAAGGTTGCCATGATTGAACGTAGCAGTGCGGATTCGCGGGTGAGTGATTGTTTGCGCGATACGCTTGAAACAACAGACCCCGGCAAGCAGCTCAAGCGCATGTTCCCAGAGGTCATGGTTGCGGCAGAGATTGAAGGTCACGCGTCACACACCGGCGTGCACGCAGCAGGGTTGCTGATCTGCAACGACCCCATAACCAATTACTGCTCCGTCACAGCGGAAGGCATAGCACAGATCGAAAAGTACAGCGCAGAGGACCTCAACCTATTGAAGATAGATGTGTTGGGCCTGCGTACGCTTTCCGTGCTGGACAATGCTAACGTGCTGAGCAATGAGGAGTGGTATTCGTTGCCGCTGGACAATGCTGAAACATTGAAGATATTCGACGACCAAGCGCTGTCCGGCATATTTCAGTTTGAAGGGGATGCCATGCGTTCAATCGCCAAGCAGATCGTACCGTTCAAATCCATGCACGACATTGATGCTGTGACAGCGCTAGCCCGGCCCGGCCCATTCGGTTCTGGCATCACGGCGCAGTACCTTGTGTCACGCAACTCCGGCAAAAAGATCAAGGCGCACCCGCTGGTCGCAGACCACATGCTGAACACGGAAGGCTTGCCAATCTATCAGGAGCAAACGCTGATCATTGTTCGCAACATCGGCAAGTTCAGCTGGGCAGATTCAGCCCGCATCCGCAAGTTGATCTCCAAGCGTATGGGTGTGGAGTACTTTGAAACATTCTGGAACAAGTTCCGCAAAGGCGCATTGGAAAATGGCTTGAGTGAAGAGGACGCCCGGCAGATATGGGACTCAATCAACACGATGGGCGCTTGGCAGATGAACAAAGCGCACACCTACAGCTATGCCGTGCTGAGCTATTGGACCGCATGGCTCAAGGCGCACCACCCGCTTCCGTTTGTTTTGAGTTGCTTGCGCTCCGGCATGGACTCCGACAAAGGCATCAAGCTGATACGTGAGATGGTGACTGCCGGCAGGATCAAGCACCAGCCACTGGATTGGCGCAAAGCGGATGCCAGCTGGTCGGTGCAGAACGGAGCACTGATGCCCGGCTTGGACTCTGCCAAAGGTTTCGGCCCAAAGCTGTCTGAGAAGTTTATCAAAGACCGTGAAGCTGGAACGCTGACAGCAAAGCAGATAGAGAAAATTGAGTCTGCGCAAAAGGACTTTGACGATTTGTTTCCGATTGAACATGCATACGCCAACTATTACGACGGGGATGAAAAGGTTGTTGGAGACGTTGTCCGGCTGGAACAGATTACCGGCGAGCAGGATGGAATGTGTGTGTTGATAGGCAAACTCATCTACAAGAACTTGCGCGATGCCAACGAGGAAATCAACATCAAGAAACGCGGAGGAGAGGTTGTTTCTGAACCTACGACTTATTTGGATTTCCGAGTGCACGACGACACTGAGCAATTGCTAGTGCGGATTGGGCGCTTTGATTATGAGCGTATGGGCAAGCAGTTGTTCAACGAAGTTCCCGTCGGAGCTGTGTTGATGATTCGCGTGAGGCTGGTGCCTGGCTATCGGTTCGGTTGGGTTGTGAAGTGGAGGAGGATTGATGCCTAGCGAAAAAACAGCGCACGACCGGTTCCGCAATAACCTGGCAGGACGCTTCAACCGCATCAATCGGGTTGAGAACCCAATCACGCCCGGCATGCCAGACACCAACTGCTGCTTCCAAGGCATCGGTGAATTCTGGGTGGAAATAAAAGCACCAACAGAGCCAAAGCGCCCTGCGACGCCGCTGTTCGGATCCAACCACGACGTAAGCCGCCAGCAGATAAACTGGCACCTACATCAATGGCAGTGCGGCGGCAGGAGTTACTTCCTGATTGATACTGATCAGCGGGTGCTGGTGGTTTCTGGCTGTGTTGCGGAGCGCATCAATTTTATGACGGTGGCAGAGCTTGCTGAAGTGAGTTTGTTCTGTGAACCAAAACCAATGAGGAAAGAAAAATGGACGACATTAAAGAACTCGTTTCGGTCATGAGTACGAAACCTTACGAGCACCAAATCAACTCCTTGCTGAAGGCGAATCTGGTGCGGGCTTTTGCAAATTTCTCTGAGCAAGGCACCGGCAAAACATGGAGCACCATAGCGGAGATGTTCGCATTGAATCAGCTCGGAGAAATCGACCGCGTTCTGGTGCTGGCGCCGAAAGGCGTAGACTCAAATTGGTTCCGCAAGGAACTTCCAGCGCACGCGCCAGACCACGCAAGCTTCCATTGGCACGCTGCGCTTTGGCGTCCGCAAAAAACCAAAGCCAAGATCAAAGAGCTAACGGATTTGTTTGAATACGAACGGTTCAAAATCCTGTGCATGAATTGGGAAGCCATACGTTCCGAGCGCGGCTGGCGCTGCGCGGAGATGTTTGTGACGGGAGGTCCTGCTATGATTGTCGCGGATGAAAGCCACCGCATCAAAACGCCAACAGCAGCAACCACCAAAGCAGCATTACGGTTAGCCCGGCAATGTGGTTACCGCAGAGCGCTGACCGGCACGCCTAGTACTGGATCGCCGTTTGATTTTTGGTCGCAGATGATGTTCTTGAGCCCTGCTATATTGGATGGCATTTCTTACCGGGCATTCTGTGCCCGGCACGCTGCTATGATGGACGATGCGGACCACGTGTACGCAGCAATCAAGCGACAAATCCGCGCAAAGCTGAAGCGCAGCAACCCAGATAAACCGGAAGCTTGGGTTGACAAAGTTACAGAGCAAAGAGCTCCGCAGATGGTACGCAAAGGATTTGATGGCAGTCCACTTTACAAAAATTTGTTGGAGCTGAAGGAAACGGTGTCGCACTATTCGTTTCGCGTCACCAAGGAAGAATGTTTGGATCTGCCAGACAAAATTTACACGCAGACATTCTTTGAACTGACTCCGCAGCAAACAAAAATATACAATGAGCTGAAGCACCGGTTGCGATTGATGTTTGACGACGAGACCGTGTTGCCAATGATCAAGCTCACAGCCATGCAGAAGATGTCGCAAGTTTGTTCGGGATATTTCATAACACCAGACGACGGCGTGCAACGCATCGCAGGAGACAACCCAAAATTACTAGTGTTGAAAGAACGCTTGGAAGATCTCTGCGGCAAATCTGTAATCATATGGGGCTTGCTGCGTCAGGAGCTGAAAGACATCGCCAAAGTTTGCAAAGAGCTAGGCATCAAGGCTGTTGAATATCACGGTGGGGTTGGTGATGCTGCAAAAGACGCAGCCATCAATGAATTCCAAGACGGCACGGCGCAAGTGTTCATAGGTCAGCAGCAATCTGGTGGGGTTGGCTTGACGTTGACCGCTGCTGAGCATGTTTTTTATTACAGCAACTCTTTCAACCTGGAACACCGCTTGCAATCTGAAGATAGGGCACATCGCATCGGTCAGCACGTGCACGTTGTGTACCATGACTTCATAGCGGAAGGTACAATTGAAGAACAGGTTGTCGCCGCGTTGCAACGAAAAGATAATATAGTCAGGACGCTTGTTGGTGATGTTGAAGCTAGCAAGTTGTTTTTGAGTTAATGAAAGTCAGGCCAGCGATCCTGTTAACGCTCGCCGGGAAGCGGCAAGCACTCCAACACGCTGGCCAAGTTCGTTTGTTGGAGTGCACCCGGACTATTTTACAGGAGAATGAAATGAACCGACCTCGTAGCCGTCTGAAATTCATCATTGACGTGTTTTTCGACGCCGTTGGTGTGGCGGTTTTGCTTATCATGGCTTATGCCTTGGTTGCACTAGCCAATGACTTTTTGAATGGAGGTGTGTGGTAATGTTAATCGGAATAACACGGGTTCGAAATGAAGCACTTATCATCGAAGACACGATCAAGCATTTCCTGGGATACTGCGCCCACGTCATCCTGTATGACGACTGTTCAACTGATGACACGGTTGCGCTTGCTCTGAGCGCCGGTGGAGACCGGCTGTCGCTGATCCGCGGCGATCACTGGAGCCTCAACCGGGTGGCAGAAGAAACCCGACACCGGTCTCTCCTGTTGGGTGAGGCCCGTTCAATGGGGGCTGATTGGGTGTTGTGCTTTGACGCTGACGAGCGGCTTGAAGGTGAACTGCCTGAATTGCGTGGGGCTGGTTTCTGTTTTCGTTTATTTGATGGCTATATGACATCCGCCTTTTGCGACCCACACCGACGCGGTTCTCTGGCTAAATTGCCGCGGCTTTGGGGGCCAGAATATCGCGACATCCTGATGCTGTTCAGAACAGACAGCGCCCAGTACAAAGGTCTGGACCAGCGTGAACCCATCGTGGCGGGGAGCATAGCGCTTGCTCCGGTATATGTCAGGCACTATGGCAAATGCCTGTCCATTCAACATTGGGAAGATACCTGTGAGTACTATGCAAAGTATTTTCCGAAACGATACCAGGTGAAGTGGCAAGCCAGAAAAGGTCGTGCTATTCACACGTTATCCGATTTTCACCGCACGCTTTACACCTGGCGTCAATTAATGGAGAAACCTGAATCATGGGTACAAATATGAAACGAATTTGCTTGAATCAATCGGTGCTAGATTTTATGGACGATAAACTATCGCCAGAATCCTTCGTGCTTGAGTACGGTGCAGGCTGGTCATCGCGCTGGTTCGCTGACCGGTGTGGGCGACTGATATCAATCGAAACTGATCCGCGCTGGTTCACGAAAGTCTCGAATGATCTACAAGGTGCCAATTGTAATCTGGAATTGCGATTGACGAAACAAGTGGCTGATGTTTGCCGCGACTTGGGAGATAATTGCGTTGATCTGATCCTGATCGACTGTGCTGAAGCTCATCGATATCAGGCAACGACGAACGCGTGGCGGCTGCTGAAGCCTGGCGGGTGGCTGGTGTTTGACGACGCACAACGCAAACAACATCTTGAGAGCGTGCTGTGGATGGGCAAAATTGCAGGCGTGGCTACCCGGTTGGAATGGAAGCAAGGTGACATAGAAAGCGCAATGCCGCGGCTGGCGTTGGCTTGGAAGAAACCAGCAGGAGAGACGAAATGAGTGACTATTTCCGCGAACCGAAGAAAGTGCGCACACGGCCTGAATTAGAGAAAAGCTGCCGGATGTTGCGTGAGCATAACGAAGCGCAGAAGGGTTTGATCAGCGACCTTGAGTGCGATGTCTATTTCTGGAAAACGAAAGCCGAAGAACTTCAAGCCAAACTGGGTGATGTTGAACGGGTGATTGTCGACCTGGACACCCAATGCACAAACGCACATGCCGTGAAGATGCTGGACAAAGCGCTGGGAGGCTACGTGCCGGAACCGCCACACCGCACACTCAGCAACGGCAAGATCAAGGACACACTAACCGGCGAAGTTGGCGAACCGTTCAGCAGGAGGATCGATGAAGACTAAGCCGCGCGATCTTTATTGCATTGAAGGTGCTGGCGTTCTCAACGAAATTGGAATTGGGGTCGTTAGCAACCAGGTTCGGTTTGTATTTGACGAGCCGCTTTGGCTTGAATCTGGTGATTTTTTAGAACTGGTAAATGCCCAGTGGTTTCATATAAATTTAGACGGCACAGAGCAGCTTGAAGGCAAGTGGACCCTTTAACGGGTCTCGACAATTCGGAACCTGGCGCGGTATTCGGAATTCAGGCCGTCACGGAATTCGCCGACCAACAATTCAAGCGGGTCTTCCATGAATCCATAGATTGAGAAGAAGTTCTGTCGCGCCGTCAGGTTGGCTTCGCTTATCGTAATTATGCTATCAATCACCGGCCCCAACGGGTACGGGTTGAACAGCAACGGGTAAGATGTATTGACTTTGATCAGGTCAAAATAATTCGCAACATTAGAAACCGTCATGCTGGGTGAAACCGCTGACACTACAGAACCAATCAGGCGGCTATTCGGAATCTTGATAATTTCCCCGGCTGACCGTTTGACCAGCGTGCCGTCTGAACTGATTGCGCCAAAGTCCCGAGCGACAAAGCGCATGTTCTCAACCAGCATCGTCCAGCTAAACGTCGTCGGGTCAATCGTGACCGGGATGTCCACTCCGATGAACAGGTTACCAAGGATCAGGCGCGAATGCGGCCTGGCGGTAACGTCTGCTGCGCTGCGTGTGACAGTCAGATAGACCGTGGCGGTGGTTCCGGCGGTACTGTAGCCAATGCCATTGAACAGCACATTAGCGCGGCCGCCACTGATCACAGACGGCATGGCTGTCGCGTTGAACGTTTGAATGCTGTCCTGCGAATTGTGCGCGAAGCTGGCTAGTTCCGAAGCCAACGCACCAACGTTGGACGACATCACCGCATTGATGTTTTCGGAGAATTCGGAAGCCAGCACGGGACTACCACCGCTGTTCTCGTATGTCAGCAAACTGCACCCGATAAAGGCCAACGACAAATCTACCGCAGTCAAGTGTGCGCTTTGTTTATTGAAGTCGATTTTCACAGCAAAGGTGGCCGCGCTAATGTTGGGCACGACGGTGGTGTAGTTTGACAGGTCAGGGTCGAAAATTCCGCCTGTGTTCTCAATCGAATTGATCGCCGTGTACCCGGCAATCGTAGCTGTGCCGGAATCATAATAAGGTTGCGGTGTGTAACTGATGATCGAATTTTGCGTTGCCATTATCCCCAGCCCTCAATAGTGAGTTGATTCTTGCTGTAGTTGTATTCCATGCGCCGGATAAACAGGTTCTTGGGATCGTCAAGCAATTTGAAACGATCAGATTGCAAGGTGCAAAAATCACCCAACTGCGGCAGAACCGAATTGAATTGCGGATCATTCAATTTAACGGTGAAGGTGTAGAACCTGCGGCGCTTGTAATAAAGTTCTGACCACCAGCGCGTGACCTCACCTTCAGCCAGGTCAAAGGACGATGGACTGCCGTCCGAATAAGCAATCGGAATCCAAACCGGGGTTCTAGTTTCGATTTTGGCCCAATAAGTCTTAGTTACCGGGTCAACAAATTCTTCCCCGGCATAACCGTCAGCACTGTAAATTATATTGTCGACTGTCCAGTCCGCGGCATCAGCCTTCCATAATAAAGTCTGGAAGTATCCGGCCGTCGTCACCTTGCGACTTTCGTTCGTTAGGTCAACACGGTCTTCGCCGTACACACCGCCCGCAATTTCGTCCGGGCCATAAGCGCCAGGGCTGTAGGCATAACTCAAGTTAATGGTGAGGCCCGGCGCCTTGTCATCCTCGACCTTTATTTTCCCGACCACGTTTGTGTCGGTGAAGTCAAACGGCGGGGCTGATTCGGCGTCCGGGTCGGTCATCCTGCCAAAATGAATTTCTGTCAGTTCGTCAACGTAATACCAGCCGGTCACGCCTGCGAATATTATTTTCAGAAAACTTTCCAGCGACACCACGTTAAACGTAAAGAATTGCGGGAACAAATCGCCGAATCCGATGTCCGTTTCCAGTTGGGTAAGTTCGGCCTGGTTGGCATACGTCCAGATACCGGAACGGGTCATTGCCAGCCGCACAAAGCGGAACAGCCCGTGCATGTGCTGTCCTGTTTCATACGGGTCAAACAGCAACACCCGGCCCGACGTGATGCGCCCGTTTGGATTCTGATTCAGGGTGAACCCATAAGTCGTAGCATTGAATGATGTCGGCTCGAACAGCTGGATTCCGCGATCATAGATCGCCGTTTCAAAGCTGTCGATTTCCAGATCGGTGATGTGGTAAAGCAGGGTTGTACCGTCCACCTCAATGGTCGGAAGGATTTGTTGCGGGTCGGTAATCAGTCCCCACGCGATTGGGTAGGGCTTGCCAGTAAGTTGCGGGTATTCATAACCGTAGTATCTTTCGTTAATCGGCCCATCAAACCCCGTTTGCAAAATAGATTCCAGCCGCAAGCGCAAAGTGTTTTCATCAGCGAACCCGATGTCTGAACAACGCGCCGATGCCAGAATTTCCAGTTGAGTGGCAACTGTGTTCGAAAGGTTGACGCGGTAAATGTCTACTGATGCGACTGTGACGTTCTTGCCGAAATTGATAAATTCGTCCGACTGATTCTCCAAAGCCAGGTCAAGATAACCGAAGTCGATGGCTGAATCTTCTTTCCAGAACTCAATTCCGATTTGTTTCTTGAAAAGAATGTCCGACTTGATGCAACCCTGGTAATGGGTTGCCGGGTTGGTTGGGTTATCCGGTTCGGCATACAAGCCACCAAACAACGCTACCCGCAGCACCGACAGGGCAGGAGCGCTGTCCCATTCAACAGCAGTGACAACCGCAAGAATCTCGCTTGAGTAACGGTCAACCATTGGATGTCCGCCTGGTCTGTTCGGCTTGCTGTTTCATACTGGATTCAATGTTGCGTGACGAAGCCAAATCGGCTTCCTGATACCTTCGTTGCTGGTCGCGGATATCTGACAGCACGGTGCGTATCTGGGACAACTCGGCAACCGTCAGTTCGTTGTCCTGCGCCGGGCTGACATTGTTGGCGGATTTGTTGATCACAAATTCCCCGGCATGCAACTGGTGCAATCCCGTTTGCCCAACATAGCCGCCAGTTGCGAACCCTTTCTTGTACGGGTCGTACTTGATTGGATCAAGGTTGTTCTTCTGCGGTGGCGGTTTAACGTATGGATTAACCGGGGCAGGGGCCATATACGGTTTGATCTTATCCGCAATGTCAACCACTTTGTTCTGCGTCGGAGTAAGTTTCTGTTTCAGAATTGCCTCCACCGTGTTGCGGGTGTTTTTCTCAATGTCAAACAACATCGACAATTCCGGCGCGATGTTCTCGAACCCCATCGCTTCAAGGAAAGGAATTAATGGTGCCGCGATGTCGGGTGGCAGACTCAGAACATACTTGCCCAAATCGTCGATTGCGTTGTTCGCATCAGCATCGTTGGTCGCTTCACGAATGGCTTCCAGATACGGCCCTAATCCGACTTGAATGTCTGGCGGCAATTCACCGATTGCAATTCCTAGCGCCTGACTCAGAATGGACGTAGCATCGCGGATATCGCCCAAGTTAATATTCAACGCTTCGGCCACATCAGTTATCCCGGCTCCAAGTGATTCCGAGAAAGCGACCAGCGCCTTGAATTGTTCGGCGCTGAATTGATCGATGCCGATGCCGAACGTTTTGGCTAACTCAGCAATCGGTATCCCCATTTTGTCAATTAGTTTTAGCACGTCAACGCCCAAGGCTTCCGCGAAATCGCCCAACGCGGCCACCAGGTCGGCTGACATTTCGTCAATGTGGACACCGCTCACTTTCGCCAATGCGAACAGGTCAACGCCCAACGCGTCCAGCAATTCAAAAATGTCGGCGCCCAAAGACACGGCCAAGTCGCCAATGGCTTCCGCCGTGGTGTTGTCAATCGGCGTAAGATTGACACCCAATATCTGCGCCAACTCACGCAACGGCACACCCAACTCTTGTGCCAGGGTTAACACC